AACGCACCCCCTACCAGCATCGCGGCGGTCTTTATTTTTTCCCCGGGGGAATTTTTGAAAAACGCAGATTATATTTAAGGTAACATCTGAGAGGGCTCACTTCTAAACTGTCATGTTAATGATGCTTATGCATCTTTTTCACTCCTTTCAATGTTAAGTGTCTATTGGTATAACAGAGCCCTCTTAGATGTTACCTTAAACTGTGTTGAAACTAATAACAAACATTTAAAGGAGCGCTATAAAATTATTAGAGAGGAGGCGATAAAGGTGGCGAAAGTTGGTAAAAACACCACTAGTTCTTCTAACACTCGTAAGATCAGACCTGCTATAACACCGGAAGCTAGAGAGAACCAACTGATATCTTTAGCCATCGATTTGGTCGAACAAAGATTAATAGACGGTACAGCCTCATCTCAAGAGACTACGCATTTTTTAAAGTTAGGTTCTTCAAAAGCTATGCTTGAGAAAGAGAAACTTGCTAAAGAGAACGAGTTGTTAAAAGCTAAGACTGAAGCTTTAGAATCAGCTAAAGAAGTCGAAAAGCTTTATAAAGAGGCTCTTAAAGCTATGCGTGAATATAGTGGGAATGGTGATCCAGATGATTATTAAAACATATTCAGAATTAATGCAGCTGGAAACTTTCGAAGAACGCTATGAGTATTTGCGTGTTGGTGGAAGAGTCGGCGAAGAAACTTTTGGATTTGATAGATACCTCAATCAGAAGTTCTATCAAAAAGATCAAGAATGGTTGGATGCTCGTGAATTTGTAATTATCCGTGATAATGGATGTGATCTAGGATGTCCGGATAGAAAAATTCCAGATGGAGTAAAGATTTTAGTTCATCATATCAATCCGATTACGATGGAAGATATTATAAACCGTAACCCAAAGTTATTCGATCCTGAGAATCTTATCTCTACTATTAAGGTTACTCATGATGCGATTCATTACGGTAATGAAGACTTACTCTATAAAGATCCGATCGAAAGGAGTAAAAACGATACGTGTCCATGGCGACGCGGTTAAAAGGAGGAAACAAAATGGAAAACATTAATTACACAAAGTTTAGTGAAGACAAGAAGATCGAAACTCCAGTAGTGGAAGAAACTATAGTTGAAGAAGAGGTTGAAGTAACTGAGACGGAAACTCCGGAAGTGGAAGAACCTGTAGTTGAAGAAACTGAAGAAAAGATCGAAGAGGAAGAAGTAGAAGAAACTGAAGAACCTGTAATCGGTGTTGTAGTTAATTGCTCAAGACTGAACGTTCGTGGAAAAGCTTCAACCGATGCAGAAGTTCTTAAGATTATCGATGCTGGCGCACAGGTAAAGATCTACGAAGAAGAATCAACTGAAGAATTCTACAAAGTCCTTAGTGGTGGAATTGTAGGTTTCTGTATGAAGGAGTTCATCGAGATATAGTAACAAAGAGGTGTTTATATGGAAAGTATACTGACATCAATTAGAACGATGCTTGGGCCGGGTGAAACCTATACTCATTTCGATCCAGAGATCATCATACATATCAACTCCGCATTAGCGGAACTTAACTCGCTAGGTGTTGGGCCGAAAGAAGGATTTGAGATCGAGGATGATTCGGCTACATGGGAAGAGTTCCTAGGTGAATTTCCAAAACCTAAAACGCTTAATAATGTTAAGACCTATGTATACTTGAGTGTAAAATTGGATTTCGATCCTCCTACTAACTCAACTGTATTAAAGTCATATGAAGAAAAGATGAAGAAGCTTGAATGGAAGCTCAACGCAGCAGTTGATCCTGAACCTAAAGAAGAGTAGGAGGTGAAAATTCAAAATGGAAAACAGAGAAATAATTATTAGTGGTGAATTAAAACATCACGGTGTAAAAGGTATGAAGTGGGGTGTCAGAAGATTCCAGAATAAAGACGGCACACTCACTAATGCTGGTAAACAAAAAAGAAGACAATCAGAAGATCACGTTAGAGCCAAAGAACTGAAAAAGAAAAAGTTAAGTCAGCTGAGTAATGCTGAACTTAAGGAACTTAATAATAGAATGAATCTGGAAAGCCAGTACAGGAATCTTAAAAGACAGAATGTTTCCGCTGGTCAAAGATTTGTTCGAGATGTGGCGTATGAAGCTGCAAAGAATACCGCTTCCGAATACGCTAGAAAGTATGCTAAAGAAGGTATTAAGTTCGTTTCCAGTAAAGCTGTATCAGGAATTTACATAAAGCGAAACGGACACGTATGAGGTGGTGAATGATAATGAGTGATAATTATTTATCCCACTATGGCGTTAAAGGTATGAAGTGGGGTCGTAGAAAAGGCGTCGCTGATTCACATGGACGAGTTACGTATAATCCAATTTCTAAACGTAAGATCGCTCAACAGGAACGAATGAAAAAGATAGCTGAGAAAGAATTAGGGCGAAAAGTTAAAGAGGATGATTTTGCTTTTGATATTACGCGAAAAGGTATTAAACAAGTTAAAAAGATCGATGCTCAAAAACAACGTTATGAAAATGTTAAAAAAGAATCTGATCCGGTTTTTGGTTATATGCGTGGTCGTGATGTTGTTCGTAACACTCATTTAAGCGATAAGCAAATGGATAGAATAATTAAAAAGTTGGAAAAAGATCCTACGTTATCAGCAAAGTCTTTACAAGAAATAGAGCTCGAGAAAAATGTCAAAATTCAGAGAGGCAAAAAATTCGTTTCTATTTTTTTAATATGAATACGTGAGAAAATAATCAACAAACAAAAGGAGTTAAATTATGGCATTATCGAATACTGCAACGCCTAAGTATTACGGTCAATTTCGAGATGCCGTAATGAGAGGTGAAATACCAGTAAACAAAGAAATCTCAATGGAGATGAACCGAATAGATGATTTAATTGCAAACCCTGGGGTCTATTACGATGACCATGCTATCCAGGGTTTTATTAATTATTGTGAGAAAGAACTTACATTAACTGATGGCGAGGATCTTCATCTATTGGATACATTCAAACTTTGGGCTGAACAGATCTTTGGTTGGTATTACTTTGAAGATAGAAGTATTTATGAACCGAATCCGGATGGTCGTGGTGGAAGGTATGTTAATAAGAGAATCAAGAAACGATTAACTAAGAAACAATACCTTATAGTAGCCAGAGGTGCTGCTAAGTCAATGTATGCTTCGTGTATACAGAGTTTCTTTCTAAATGTTGACACCAGTACGACTCATCAGGTTACTACAGCTCCAACAATGAAGCAGGCAGATGAAGTGTTATCACCGATTCGTACTGCTATTACCAGAGCAAGAGGTCCATTGTTCCAGTTTCTCACGGAAGGTTCTCTTCAGAATACTACCGGATCGAGAGCTAATCGTGTCAAATTAGCATCTACCAAGAAAGGGATTGAAAACCTCCTGACCGGTTCATTACTCGAAGTAAGACCGATGAGTATTGACAAACTTCAAGGTTTAAGATGTAAGGTTTCGACTATCGACGAATGGCTTTCCGGTGATGTTAGAGAAGATCCCGTTGGTGCTATCGAGCAGGGTGCTAGTAAGGAGCAGGGTGGCGGTAAGAATGATGATTATCTTATCATAGCTATCAGTTCTGAAGGTACTGTTCGTAATGGATGCGGCGATACAATCAAAATGGAGTTAACGGAGATCCTTAAAGGTGATTACTATGCTCCTCATGTATCGATTTGGTGGTATAAACTCGACGATATTGAAGAAGTATCCGAACCCGATAAATGGATAAAAGCCAATCCTAATCTCGGAAAGACTGTAAGTTATGAAACTTATCAGTTGGACGTGGAAAGAGCTGAGAAGAACCCAGCTGCTAGAAACGATATTCTGGCTAAGAGATTCGGTATTCCAATGGAGGGTTATACATACTACTTCACTTATGAAGAAACTCTTCCGCATAGAAGAAGAGATTATTGGCGTATGCCATGTGCGCTGGGCGCCGACCTTTCACAAGGCGACGACTTCTGCGCATTTACATTCTTATTCCCATTAGCGAATGGTGCATTTGGAATTAAGACTCGAAACTACATTTCATCAACCACATTAATGAAGTTACCGTCTGCGATGAGACAGAAGTATGAGGATTTCATGAAAGAAGGTAGTTTGGTGGTTCTTGAGGGAACCGTATTGGATATGATGGAAGTTTATGATGACTTAGATAATCATATTATTAATACGAACTATGATGTTCGATGTTTCGGGTTTGACCCATACAATGCTAGAGAATTCGTTGAAAGATGGGAAAGAGAAAATGGACCATTTGGTATAGAAAAAGTTATACAGGGCGCTAGAACGGAGTCTGTTCCTTTAGGCGAGTTGAAGAAACTCTCAGAGGAAAGGCTTCTTTTATTTGACGAAGATTTAATGTCCTTCGCAATGGGGAACTGTATCACTCTTGAAGATACGAATGGTAATAGAAAGCTAATGAAGAAGCGATATGACCAGAAGATCGACGCGGTTGCCGCTATGATGGACGCTTATGTCGCTTATAAGTTGAACAAAGAAGCGTTCGAATAGGAGGTGACGCTTTGAGTGATAATTATTTATCCCACTATGGCGTTAAAGGTATGAAGTGGGGTGTAAGAAGACATCAAAAGAATCGTAGGGTTGAGAAAGCTCAAAAAGTTTTAACAAGACTCGATAAAATGCAAGACGATAAGAAACGAATGTCGAGCATGAATGCTTCTCAAAAACAGTCATATCAAAACGCTAAAAAGTATTGGAAAGAAGTAGAAAAGTCCGGACAGTATCGAGGTAATAAAACACAAAGAAATATTATAAAACGTGCGTACGACGAAAGTAGAAGTAAATCTTTTAAAGAACGAGTAAGCGAAAACGTTGCTAAATCCGCCGCACAAATAGCAGTGCAAGCATATGTACAAAAGATGCTTAGTAAAAATACAGGCATGGATTTAAAAATGGATTGGACTTCGGCTGGACGCGATTTTGTTGTTAATAATACCCAAAATCTTTTAGTCGATGAAATTTTAAACAAATCATTCGGACATTTCTAAGTGAGGTGAAAAATTCAAAATGGAAAACAGAGAACTTATGCATTACGGCGTTAAAGGAATGCGTTGGGGTCATAGGAAAACTTATAGATCAGCCGTTAAAACGGCAAATTCCGCGGCTGATGCAGCTAGAAAAGAAACATTAAAAAATACTAGTCGTATTGGTAATTCGACTTATCAAAGACATAGAAAAGCAAATGTTGCCGCTAATAAAGCTTATATGGATTCTATGAAAAAATCCAAAGCTGAAGCAAAAGCGGCTAGAGTTTCTGAAAAAAACGCAAATCCGAATAAAGGTTTATCTGATAAACAGAAGAAAGCTGTAAAAGTTGGAGCCGCGGCTGCTGGTACCGTTTTAGCGGCTTATGGAGCTTATAAATTAGTGAATATGAAAAGTGATAAAATCATGTTAGCTAGAGGAGAAGCTAATGCTAAGAGGTTTATAAACGATAATACTATTCGTGAAATGAAAGTCGGGAAAGATACGGCTACTTTTACTAATGGTATGGGTTTTAAAACAAACGTAACATTCAAGAATGGCGTGAATGCTAATCAGGCGGCTATTGATTATAAGAAAAATTTTAACAATGCGGTAGTAGACAGAGCTTCAGAAATTAAAAGAGGGGTAAGAAGAACTGCTGATAATATGACCTTTAAGCAAAAGTCTAGAAACGTATACGATTATTATCGTAAAAAATATAGATAAACGGAGGTAAATCCATATGGGCTTTAAAGACAGATTACAACACGGATGGAACGCCTTTATGAATAAAGATCCGACCGTGGAGTATAGAGATGCTGGTAATTCGTATTTTTATAGACCGGATCGTCCTCGATTCAGCAGAGGAAATGAAAAGTCAATCGTGAACTCTATCTATAATCGTATAGCTTTAGATGTCGCAGCGATTGATATTTTCCATTGTAAACTCGACGATGAAGGTAGATACATAGAAACTATCGATTCTGGCCTCAATAATTGCCTGAATATCGAGGCAAATATCGACCAGTCCGGTAGAGCTTTCAAACAGGATATTGTACAGACAATGTTTGATGAGGGCTGTATAGCTATCGTTCCGGTTGACACGACGCTGAATCCAAAAGTTACCGGATCTTACGATATCAACACTATGCGAGTTGGTACGATTACTCAATGGTATCCGAAACATGTAAAAGTAAAACTCTATAATGATCGAACCGGTAATAAAGAAGAAGTCATACTTCCTAAGAAAATGGTTGCTATTGTTGAGAATCCTTTATATGCGGTTATTAATGAGCCGAACTCTACCATGAAGCGTCTTATAAGAAAGTTAAATCTCTTAGACCAGATCGATGAACAAAGCGGTTCTGGAAAATTAGATTTAATCATTCAGTTACCTTACGTTATTAAGTCGGATGCTAGAAGACAGCAGGCGGACCAGAGGCGTAAGGATATTGAAATGCAATTATCGGGATCTAAGTATGGGATTGCCTATACGGATGGTACCGAACGTATAACACAGTTGAATCGTCCTGTCGAAAACAATCTATTGAAGCAGATTGAATACTTAACGAGCATGCTATACAGCCAGTTAGGAATCACTCAAGCGATCATGGATGGTACTGCCGATGAAAAGACGATGCTTAACTATTATAGTCGTACTATCGAACCGATAATTTCAGCTATTGTTGATGCTATGAAGAGAACGTTTCTCACGAAAACAGCTCGGTCACAGAAGCAATCAATTATGTTCTTCAGAGATCCGTTCAAACTTGTACCTATTGCCGAATTAGCGGAAATCGCTGACAAGATGACAAGGAATGAGGTTATGACTTCAAATGAAATCAGGCAGAAGATGGGTATAAAGCCATCCGCTGATCCAAAGGCTGATGAACTCAGAAACAGCAACTTGAATCATCCGGAAGAAGAAATGTATCCGTCTGAAGAATATGTGACCGATGACTACTTTGAAGAAGGAGGAGAAATTCAAAATGGCTAACTATCATTTTAGTGGATGGGCCACCAGAAACGATTTGGAATGCGGCGATGGTAGAACTATTCGCAGAAACGCTTTCAAAGGTAATGATGGCATGACCGTACCACTGATTTGGAACCATGAGCATAACGATCCTAATGCGGTTTTAGGTCACGCTTTACTTGAAAATCGTGATGAAGGCGTATATGCATATGGAACTTTCAATGACACTGAAGCTGGTCAGGCTGCTAAACAGCTGGTTATGCATGGTGATGTTAGATCACTATCTATCTGGGCTAATAAGCTTAAGCAGATTGGCGGAGATGTTATTCATGGAAATATCCGTGAACTGAGCCTTGTATTAGCAGGTGCTAATCCTGGCGCTTTCATCGATTCCATAATGGCTCACGGTGATGATGGGGAAGAAGAAATGATCATCTCTTATGATGAACATATCATGCTCTATCATTCCGACGAACCAAAGGAAGAAGAAAAAGAAGAACCTGAAAAGAAAGAAGAAACTTTGGCGCATGCTGAAGAAGACGAGAAGGGAGAAACCAAAGTGAGCGAAGCAAAGGAAAAGACTGTTCAGGAAGTTTTTGATGAATTAAACGAAGAACAGAAAACAGTAGTATATGCTATGATTGGCGCTGCTCTCGAAGAAGGTGGCGTTGAAGATGTTGAACATTCCGAAGGAGGAGAAGATTATATGTCACACAATGTATTTGATCAGTCAGAAGTAAATCAGGGTGCTGTACTTTCACACGCAGATCAGGAAGCAATCATGAAATTGGCTAAGGAAAGCGGCATTGGTAGCTTTAAGAAGGCGCTTGAAATTTACGCTGATGAAATGGGACTGATGCACTCAGAAGATAATGTTGGTGTATTCGAAAACTATGAAGTACTGTTCCCAGAACTCGAACTAATCACAAAGGGCGAGCCTGAAACACTGTGGAAGTACGATCAGAGCTGGGTTGGACCTGCTCTTCAGAAGATCCATAAGAGCCCATTCAGCAGAATCAGAACTAGACATGCAGATGCTAGACTGGCTGAACTGAAGGCTAAGGGTTATCAGAAGAAGGGTGACGAAAAGAAGGTTATGAACCAGATCACTATGATCAACAGAGAAACTACACCTCAGACTATCTATATTAAGGATAGCCTCCACAGAGACGATGTAGTTGACGTAACAGACTTCGACATCGTTGCATACGAATGGAAGGTTATGAGAAAGATGCTGGATGAGACTCTCGTTCTGGCTGCAATGGTTGGTGATGGTAGAGAACTCGACGATCCAGACAAGATTAAGGAAGGAAATGTTCGTCCAATCTGGAAGGATAACGAAGAATACACAATTCACTACGATGTAGACATCGAAGCTATGAAAAAGGAACTTCAGGGTACTGAAACTGGACAGCACTTCGGCGATAACTACATCTATGCAGAATCTATCATCCAGTCAGCTCTGTATGCGAGAGAAAAGTTCAAGGGAACTGGTACGCCAGACTTCTATTGCACACCACATCTCGTAAACGTAATGCTGCTGGCTAGAGACCTGAATGGTAGAAGAATCTACGATTCCAAAGCCGATCTGGCCAAGGCTCTGAACTGTAACTCAATCGTTGAAGTAGAACACTTTGAAGGTCTCGTAAGAGAAACTGAAGATGGTGATAAGAAGGAACTGCTCGGTCTGTTCGTAAACCTGAATGACTACACATTCGGTGCAACAAGAGGCGGAGAAATCACTAAGTTCGAAGACTTCGATATCGACTTCAACCTGAAGAAGTTCCTGCTGGAAACTAGAGTATCTGGTTCCCTGTATAAGCTGAAGTCAGCAATCGCACTGGAAAAGCCAGTTAACGAAGCTGCTGCTGGTTAAATCTAAAGGAGAAAATTCAAAATGGCGAAATACTATGGAGCGGTCGGCTATGCTGTAAGAGTAGAAACTAAACCCGGTGTATGGAAGGATGAAATAATAGAACGTAAATACGTTGGTGATTATACTCGTCCGTGGTCCAGTAGGGTTACATCATCTGGTGAGGTGAATGATGATATCGTCATCGAGAATGCGATTAGCATAGTGGCCGACCCATATGCCTATGAACATTTTCACAACATTAAATACGTAATATCTATGGGTGCTAAATGGAAAGTCACATCGGTTGAAGTTCAGCACCCTAGAATTATATTGACTACTGGAGGGATATACAATGGCGAGTAGACTTGAACTGCATACACATTTAACATCGCTACTCGGAAGCAAGGACGTATATTTCCAAAAACCAGAGTCGATGAACATGAAGTATCCAGCCATCAAATATTCGTTGAGTAAATTCGACGATAAGTATGCCAATAATGCGGTGTACAAATCGATGACAAGATACGAAATTATACTCATGGATAGAGACCCTGACAGCGAATTTGTCAAGAAATTGAAAGATACACAGTATTGTTCATTTGACCGACATTACACTGCCGACGGTCTTAACCATTGGGTATTCACGTTATATTGGTAAAAACAACAAGGAGGAAATAAACTATGCCTAAATTAGTATGGGATCAGCTCGGTGAACGTGTATATGAAACTGGTGTTGAACAGGGCGCTATTTATCCTATGACTGGCTCTACATATGGAGCTGGTGAAGCATGGAATGGTCTTACTGCTGTAACAGAAAGTCCTTCAGGTGCAGAAGTAACACCTATCTATGCGAATGATAAGAAGTATGCTGAACTTGTTTCTGCTGAAGAACTCGGTGGAACAATCGAAGCGTATACATATCCTGATGGATTCGCTGAGTGTAATGGTGAAAGAGCCATCGCAAGGGGAGTTAAGGCTGGTCAGCAGACTCGTAAGCCATTCGGTATGGTATATAAGTCACTGATCGGTAATGACACAGAAGGTATCAAATATGGTTATAAACTGAACATCGTTTATAACGTTAGAGTATCACCATCTGAGAAAGCTAACAACACTATCAATGATTCACCAGAAGCAGCAACTATGTCATGGGAATTCACAACTACACCTATCGAAATCGCTGGCTTCGAGCCATCATCAAAGCTGACTATCGATTCTACAGATGCCGATCCAGCTAAGCTCAAGTCTCTGGAAGAAATTCTGTATGGAAGTGAAGATGAAGAACCAAGACTTCCTATGCCTGATGAAATCATGACTCTTATGGGAGAAGTAGCAGCAGGCTAAAACTATAACTCTATAAATCTTAAAGACCCTGCTAATTAACGGCGGGGTCTTATTTCTTTTTAATTGAAAGGAGAACACAAATGGTAAAAGAAACTATTACTTACACAAATTACAATGGCGTTGAAGTAACAGAAGATTTCTACTTTAATCTTACTAAAGCAGAAGTTACAGAAATGGAATTAAGTATCGATGGTGGCTTGGCTGAAATGCTTACTAGAATAGTTGCAGCTAAAGACGCACCTACTATCATTAATACATTCAAAGAATTCGTACTGAAGTGTTATGGCGAGAAGTCCCCAGACGGTAAGTACTTCATGAAGGAAGACGAAAATGGAAGACCACTTTCAGATAAATTCAAACATACTGAAGCATATTCAATTGTATTCATGAAGCTCGCTTTCGATGCGGATGCAGCGGCTAAATTCATTAATAATGTAATACCTAAAGATTTAGCTAGTGCCGTTCCAACTCCAGTAGCAGAATAGAACGAATGGAGGAGTGAGAATGCTTCGAATAACCGTACCCGGTGGCGAATTATGGGACGAAGGAAAGCTCGAATTCGTTTATGCAAAAGATCAACAATTACAGCTAGAACATTCTCTCGTCTCTCTTTCAAAATGGGAATCAAAATGGAATAAACCGTTTATCTCTAAAGAAGAGAAAACGTTCGAAGAAACTATAGATTACATAAAATGTATGACGCTCACGCAGAATGTAAAGCCTGAAGTGTACACTAGGCTTACAGAACAGAATCTTAATGAAATAACGGATTATATTAATGCGCCGATGACAGCGACAATCCTTTCTACCAGTAAGAATAAGGAGGTTAATCGCGAAATAATAACATCGGAGATTATCTATCATTGGATGATAGCGTTAGATATTCCTTTTGAGTGTCAAAAATGGCATCTCAATCGTCTTATTAAACTAGTTGAAGTAGTTGGTATCAAGAATGCTCCGGAAAAGAAGATGAGCACAAAAGAAACTACTGAATATTACGCTAGATTAAATGCGGAGCGAAGGAAGAAGTTGAATTCGAAAGGATAAGTAATATGATAAGTTTCAGACAAAAGGGTGATTTTTCCAAAACCACACGATACTTACAAAAAGCAAAAGATGCCGCCATTCTTCAAGTTCTTGAGAAGTATGGAAGTGAAGGTGTGGCCGCTCTTGCGTCTGCGACGCCGATTGATTCGGGTGAAACCGCCAATTCTTGGTATTACGAGGTTGGTAAATCAAACGGATCATACACGCTTGCTTTTTGTAATTCGCATATTAACAAAGGTGTTCATATTGCAATAGTTATACAGTATGGGCATGGTACAGGAACTGGTGGTTGGGTAGAGGGTCGAGATTATATCAACCCTGCTATCCAGCCTATTTTTGACACAATAGCAAATGAAGCATGGAGGGAGGTTACCGAATTATGAGCACAACTATCGATAATAAAGTTGTTGAGATGCGGTTTGATAACAAACATTTCGAATCAAACGTTTCAACAACTTTGTCATCGCTCGAAAAACTTAAACAAAGTTTAAATCTCTCAGGCGCAACTAAGGGTTTAGAAGGCGTACAAGCTGCTGCAAAGAACGTCGATATGTCGGGTCTTGGTAACGCGGTAGAAACTGTGCGAACTAGATTCTCAGCGCTTCAAGTAATGGCGGTAACCACTCTTGCTAACATTACAAATTCGGCAGTTAATACGGGCAAAAGAATGATAAGCGCTCTGACCATTGATCCGATTAAAACTGGTTTCCAGGAATATGAAACACAGATGGGAGCAATACAGACTATCTTAGCCAATACAAAACACGAAGGTACTAACCTTAAAGATGTTAATGGTGCATTGGATGAGCTTAATACATATGCCGATAAAACGATTTATAACTTCACGGAAATGACTCGTAATATCGGTACATTCACAGCTGCCGGTGTTAAACTGGATACTTCGGTATCATCCATCAAGGGTATTGCTAACTTGGCGGCGATATCCGGTTCGACAAGCCAACAGGCAAGTACAGCGATGTATCAGCTTTCCCAGGCATTGGCTGCTGGTAGAGTATCGCTTATGGACTGGAATTCAGTTGTTAACGCTGGTATGGGCGGTAAGGTGTTTCAGGATGCATTAAAACGTACTGCTGAAAATCAGGGTAAAAATGTCGATGAAATGATCAAGAAATATGGATCATTCAGAGAATCACTTACAAAAGGTGAATGGCTCACTGCTGAAGTATTGACCGAAACCCTTACGCAACTTTCCGGAGCATATTCTGAAGCAGACTTGATTGCTCAAGGATATACGAAGAAACAAGCTAAGGAAATTTTAGAATTAGCAAATACAGCTGTTGATGCGGCTACAGAAGTTAAGACCGCAACACAGTTATTCGATACTCTTAAAGAATCCGCTCAATCTGGTTGGGCGCAAACTTGGAGAATCCTTGTTGGTGACTTTGAAGAAGCAAAGAAATTACTTACCGGTATATCCGAATCCGTAGGTGGTATGATCGGTAAAATGTCAGAAGCACGTAATAATCTTCTTCAAGGATGGAAAGACATGGGTGGTCGTCAGGTTCTTATTGACGGTCTCTATAATGTTTTCCAAGGTTTGTTAAGTATTCTCAAACCTATAGGAGAAGCATTTAGAGAAGTATTTCCACCTATGACTGCAAAACAACTTCTTAAATTCACAGAAGGTTTTAAGAAACTTACCGAAAGTTTCAAAATAAGCGATGGCGCTGCCGACAAACTTAAAAGAACTTTCAAAGGAATATTCTCAATATTTGACATATTCGGAAAAGTATTATCTGCGGTCGCAAAAGGAATAGGCTCCTTATTCACTTCAGGAGGAGTGTCTGGTGTACTAGAACTCATACTTAGTGTGACGGCTGCAATCGGTGATATTTTCACAGCCATCAATAATGGATTCAGCGGAAAAGGTCTTTCCGGTATGTTTACTGGAATATCAGAGGTGATAAGCGGTCTTGTACACGGTTTAACTGGTTTTGGTGATGCTGTATCCGGAATAGGTAAGGTTGTATCAGATGTTGTTGGTGGTATAGTTGACGCATTTAAAACCGCTTTTACATGGATAACAGATAACGTTTCAATGGGTGACGTTTTCGCCGGTTTAGCTGGTGGCGGTATATTTATGGCTGGAAAGAAATTGTCCGGATTGTTCGAGAATTTGAGCGGTCTTATGGATAAAGGTCTTTTAGGACTTATATTCGGCGGTGGTGATAAAGATAATGATGTTGTTAAATTCAGAGATGTTTTGGGTTCTGTAAAAGAAACATTAGGCGCGTTTACTAGCGGTATAAAGATTGGATCTTTAGTTGCTATAGCGGGCGCTATTGCTATATTATCAGGAGCTCTTAAAAACATATCAACATTAAACGTGACAGATATTATGAAATCGTTAACCGCGATTGGTATCATGTTTGCTATGCTAACCACATCATTCAAATCGATAACTAAATCACTCGATCTGTTTGGTGGAAAGGGCACTATTAAAGCCGGAATCGCATTAATGATGATGGCTAAAGCTATAGATATATTAGCAGACGCTATGAAGGAAATGTCCGGACTATCGTTCGGTGAAATCGTCAAAGGACTTGTAGGAATCGGCGGTGGAATGGCGGCGCTTGCATTGGGTCTGAAAGCTATAAACGGTGTTAAAATTAAAGTAACTACTATATTGGCTATAGGTGCATTGGCGAGTGCTTTAAAGACAATCGGTGAAACACTGATCGATCTATCCGCGATGTCCTGGGGTGAAATAGGTCGAGGAATAACTGCTATGGCTGGTTCTTTAGCGGTATTCATAGGCGCTATTAAAATTCTCGAAAAAGCAGGCGGGTTTAAATCGCTCGTAGGTAGTGTAAGTTTGGTTATTGCGGCAAAATCCTTAGGTGATATAGCCGATGCTTTATCCGAATTAGGTGGATTAACCTGGGATGAAATAGGACGGGGTTTAACCGCTATGGGTGGCGCTTTAACCGAATTAAGTGTTATCACCGGTTTACTCGGTAAACTTGCAGGTTTCTCAGGATTACTTGGCGCTATGACAATAGCTACAGCAGCAAATGCTCTTGGTGATATTGCAAGTGCTTTAGGTGAAATGGGAATGTTGTCCTGGCGTGAAATAGGACGAGGACTTACTGCTATGGGCGGTGCTTTAACAGAGTTGGCTGTTATAACCGGATTACTCGGTAAACTTGCTGGTGTTTCTGGATTAGTCGGCGCTGTAGCACTCGTTGTCACTGTGCAAGCTCTTGGAGATATAGCAGATGCTTTCCAGAAGTTTGTAGGATTAACCTGGGATGAAATCAAAATGGGACTAGTTGGTATGGGCGGTGCGCTCGCCGAAGTTGGCATTATAACGGGTTTACTCGGTAAACTTGCAGGTTTCTCAGGATTACTTGGCGCAGGATCTATATTAATAGTCGTTCAGAGTCTCGGTGATATTGCCGATGCTCTTAAGAAGTTTGGTTCTATGACATGGGACGAAATAAAACGAGGACTTACTGGTATGGGATTAGCCCTTACGGAAGTAGCTGTTATTACTGGTACACTTGGAGCTTTAGCCGGTTTATCCAGTTTAGTTGGTGCCGGTTCTATATTATTAGCTGTACAAGGCTTGGGTGATATAGCGGATGCTCTTAAGAAATTTGGCGAAATGTCCTGGGATGAAATAGGACGGGGTTTAACCGCTATGGGCGCTGCGCTTGGCGAGATAGCTCTTGGTGGAGTATTAAACACGTTTTCAATAATAGGTTCAATGTCGATATCAAAAGTCGCAGAACCTTTAGGTATATTAGCAGATTCGGTTAAGAAATGGTCTGGAGTAAAGGTCCCAGAGCATTTAGGTTTCCAACTCATGGCGCTTGCTGATGGTGTTACTGCTTTCACATTCGGTGGCTTTGGCGCTTCCGCAATAGCTGAAGTCGCAGCCCCTTTAGGTGTTATGGCTGGATCTGTTAAAAAATGGGCGGATGTTATTGTCCCTGAAAATCTCGGAAGTCAACTCGAATCGTTGGCAAAGGGAGTTAAGAAGTTTACATTTGGGGGTATGGGTGCTTCAGCTATATCTGAAGTTGCCGCTCCTTTAGGTACTCTTGCCGGTTCGGTTAAGAAATGGACTGGAGTAGCAATACCTGATACTTTAGGAACTCAATTAGAATCACTTGCGGATGGTGTAAAATCATTTAGTTGGGCGTTCATGGGTGCTTGGTCCATCGATACATTAGCCGGTCCACTTGGAACATTGGCGTCTTCCGTTAAAAAATGGAATGGTGTTACTATTCCTGAAAACTTAGGTGATCAGTTGGATAAACTCGCTTCTGGAGTTAAATCATTCAGTTGGGCGTTTATGGGTAGCTGGTCTATCAGTTCGTTAGCAGGACCTCTTGGTAAACTCGCATCTTCTGTTAAGAAATGGTCTGGTGTAAAAGTGCCAAAGGGTTTGGGTGGTCAGTTAAAATCGCTTGCGAACGCCGTAAAGTCATTCTCTGGTATTAGTGATATTAATAGCGCAACCAAGGGATTGAGTTCTATAGCTGGTTCTATAACCAAATTATCAAACGTTAAAATTAAAACCATAGCATCAGGGCTTAACAGCTTCTCTGATTCTTTGACTAAATTAGGAAGCGCTAGTGGTTCTATATCTGGATTAGGAAGCGCTCTCACATCTAACATTGTTAAACCGCTTAATAATCTTGGACCTAAAGTCAAAGGCGCTGGAACTAAGATAGTTAGCTCATTAGCTAGTGGCATAAAATCCAGTAGTGCTGTTAAAACTGCTGCTAACAATATAGTAAACACTGCATCTAAATCGGTCGATTCCAAGTCATCAAACTTTAAAAATGCTGGTGTGAAACTAGTGTCTAGTTTAGCGAAAGGAATCGAATCCAAGAAGAGTAGTGTTAAAAACGCTTCTATATCTGGGGTTAAATCCGGACTTACTGCTGTTAAAGGTTATCGTGATGATTTCCGCAGCGCTGGTGCATCTATAGCACAGGGATTGGCTAATGGTATGAACTCTATGAAGCGAGAAATAGCGAACGCCGCCGATGAAATGGCAAGATCAGCTGAAAAAGCAACTAAAGCACGACTTCAGATAAACTCACCATCGAAGAGATTTATCCCTATCGGTGCTGGTATACCAGAGGGACTTATTGTTGGTATGACAAGTCTCGGTGGTGCTATTAAAAGAGCTGCTATTTCTATGGGTAATGGCGCTGTAGATAATACAAAGAAGGCTATATCACGTATAGCGGATGTTGTTGGATCTGATGTGGATACTCAACCAACAATCAGACCTGTTCTTGATCTAAGCGATGTTAGATCGGGAGCTGGAGCTATTAATGGTATGTTTGGAATGACACCATCCATCGATGTATTATCTAACATTGGTGCGGTTAGCTCCATGATGAATAGTAGAATTCAAAATGGCGGAAATGGAGATGTTATTTCTGCTATCAACAAACTTGGAAAGACTCTCGGAAACATTGGTGGAAATACATACAATGTCAACGGAGTTACTTATGATGACGGTACAAACGTCTCTAATGCAGTTCAGGAACTGGTTAGAGCAGCAAGAGTAGGAAGGAGGGCCTAAAAATGGCAGTGTCATGTCGCATACAATCTAAGAATATTAAGATTTATAGACAAGGCGGAAGTGATAACTTCTTTGTAAGTTGGGCCCTCACTTCGGCCCAAAAGAAGAGAAAAATAAGCCGATATGTATATAGTACTTCTAAAAAGAAGAAGGTAAAGACCACTAAAAAGTTCCCCGATGTAATCGATAGCTATACGGTCAAATGGTATTATCGATCAAGTAAAGGTGGCACATGGTATCTCGATAAAACAATCAGCGATTTAAAAGTAAGAAGTACCAGTCATGATCTTTGGTCTCCGCCTCCTGAAGCTAGAGAATTAAGAGTATCTGTTAGACCTATAGCTAAGACGTATAAAACTAATAAAAGCGGTTCTACTGCTCGTTGGTTTAGTGTCGACTCTACGCTTAAGATTGATTCTGATTATGACGAATATCCACAGACACCGTCTATTGGTGAATTCAGTATTGACAATAAAACATTGAAGGCTCAAGTTATTGTTGATCTTACGAATTTCGATAGATTGGAAACTAGTGCGGTTCGTCTTCAGGTTTACAGAAACGGTAATACTCTTTTAAGATTTACTGGAAGTACTCAAACTACCGGTAAAGGTGAATATTATATTGAGAAAAAATTTACGAAAAGTAATCCGATTCCAAGTTCGGGTATCGTGAATTTTACTGGTATAAAATTATCGACTGCTAGTAGTTACCAAGTAAGAGGAGCGGTCGCTTCGTATGACGGTACTAATGCGCAAAGCGGAAGTTATAAATGGTCCGAGTACTCGGCATGGTCGAGTTCTATTGACGCTAGACCTAACGCTCCGACACTTAAGAAAGTTGAAGCGGTCGCTGCTGATCAAGTAAAAGTTACCTGGTCTAGTATAACGAATATAACAAAATACGAAATAGAGTATGCTAGTGATAATAAGAGTTTTACTAGCGGTACATATCAAACTGCTTCTGTAGAAGATACAACTACTCATATCATATCAGGTCTTGAATCGGGACATACTTGGTATTTCCGTGTTAGATCGGTTAATGATTCCGACAAATCAAGTCCAAGTAAGATTTTGAGTACTGTACTCGCGGTTAAACCGTCACCACCTACTACATGGTCGTCGGTTAACGTCGCTAGTATAAAAGCCATGATCGAAGATACAAATCCATTATATTTATACTGGACGCATAATTCGGCGGACGGTTCTGCTGAAAGATATGCGAAATTTGTATTTACCATAAACGGAACAAAGTATTATCGTACCATTATTAATGGTGATAAAGATGAATATGGCGATTATATTGACGTTGTATCAGATGTTAATTTTTGGACTTGGGAATTATATACCGATGAAGCTAATACTACATTAGCTGGAACAGGTTATGATTTATTTAGGGCTTCTGGGGCCGAAGCATTCAAATGGAAAGTCCGCACAAGAGGTGTTTCCACAGAATACAGCGACTTCTCAATCGAACGTACGATAGAAGTTTACGAAGATCCTAATTTACAGTTAATGATAAGTGATGCTAATGGGGAAATAACTGGTGATACGTTTGTGAGTTTCCCATTGACAGTAGCCGGTACTGTTACACCATCATCACAGATTCCTATAAGTTTCCACATATCTATAATAGCTGGCGGTAGTTATACTACTACCGATATTTATGGAAATGAAATAATGGTATCTGAAGGAACTGAAATATATTCCAAATATATAGACGATAGTATTCTTGATACTACAATAACATCGGCTGACGTCGATTTCTTTACCGATGTACCATACGAATTGAAAGTAGTAGCATATACGGATGCCGGTCTTAACGCTAGTGCCTCACGACAGCTCGAAGCTGATTGGGAAGAAATTGGCGAAACACCAGATGCTACAATCGATTTCAATGAAACTTTCCGTTATGCAACGATAAGACCGTATTGTATGCACTTTATCGGTTATGAAAATGACGATGAAGAAGGTCTTGAAGATTACGATCCAGTTTGTTACGTGGGGACATCTTCGCCTGAAACGGTTGCTAGTGATGCTACTTCAGGAGATATGTACTTCAATACATCAACTAACGAAGTATATTCGTATGGTCCTGACGCATGGAATTATAAGACAACATTTGATTATTCAGATGCATTATCGTGGTATAGCGGGACTGATATAGATGGTGAAACGGATGACGATATCTATCCAAACAGTGGGATTTCACAGTCAGAAGTTAACGATCATTACATCAACACTGCCACCGGTGATATTTTCAGATGCGTTAAATCGGGGGAACCAGATGTCGCTATTTGGGAATATCTATGGAATTGTTTCTGGGAAGTAACACCGAACATCGAACTAGCTATATATCGTAAAGAACCAGGCGGTGGTTATGTAACAATTGCTGAGGAAATTGATAATTCAGTTCAGAGTTCTGATTCTGCTGTTACTTTCAGAGATCCTCATCCTTCATTTAATTCTTGCGTGTATCGTATAGTTGCAAGAAACACAGAAAATGGAGCGATAGGTTACACTGATTTAACTGAAGCGCTGCCTGAATCATCCGTGGTTATCCAATGGGATGAAACATGGAACGATGTGATAGAAAATGAAAACGGAGAGGAATTTGAAGGTTCTATTTTAGAACTCCCTGCAAATATTAAACTCTCAGATTCGAATAATATGGATGTGAATTTCGCAGAATATATTGGTAGAGCGAGACCGGTTGCTTACTACGGTACACAGAAGGGCGAAAAACCATCAATAAATTGCGAGTTCGATAAGAAAGATGCTGAAAAACTCGCTCTTTTACGTCAACTTATGAATTATAGCGGCAACGTATATATTCGAGAACCATCTGGTTTAGGATATTGGGCTAATGTCGCGGTTTCTTATAATAGGGATTATTCCGATCTTACAATACCAGTTACGTTGTCGATCACACCGGTGGAAGGAGGAATCTAAGATGATAGACTGGCTTTCATCGATGTCTCAAACATATGAGTTTTACGAGGTAGATCCAGGTACATGGAAAGATAAAAAACGTCTCACTAACATATTATCCTGCAAGATTTCAAGAGATCTGGATACCGATACTTTATATACGGCAAGTATATCAACTACTGATATATTGGGTGAGATGTATATAAGGGTTTATCTCGTGGTAAATCAAAATGGGGAAACACACAAAGAAGCTTTAGGTACTTTCCTCACACAAACACCGTCTAGATCGTTTGATGGTAAGCAAAACGACATAAGCATTGATGCATATTCTCCTCTTTTAGAGCTGAAAGATAACAAACCGGATTTAGGCTTTACTCTGGTTAAAAATCAAAATATTATGGATAATGTATGTCGTTTAACCGATGATAACATGAGAGCTCCAGTGTTCTCTGTTACCGGTATTACTGATAAATTATCAACCAATTTCACGGCAGAATCCGATGAATCATGGTTGTCTTATTTATCAGCGTTGATGTATAACGTTAATTACAGTTATGGATTGGATGAATCAGGTCGTGTCTTGTTTAACCCTAAGCAGGACACGGCTTCTCTTCAGCCTAAATGGACGTATACAGATGATAACTCATCAATTTTATATCCTGAAGTTACTGAAAAATATGATTTATATAAAGTACCTAATGTCGTTGAAGTCGTATATTCCGGAACCGATGCTAGTGGTAATACTATGATTTTACGAGCTACTGCTATAAATGATGAGGCTTTAAGCCCAACGTCAACTGTATCGAGAGGACGTATTATAAAACATAGAGAAATTAATCCGTCTATTAGTGGTATACCAGATCAGAAATACATCGATTTATATGCTGAGCGATTATTAAAAGAGTTTAATGATGTCGAGCATAAGATCACTTATACTCATGGATATTGCCCGGTAACTATAGGCGAATGTGTTCGTTTGAATTATGAACGAGCTGATTTGACAAATGTTAAAGCTAAAATAATCAGTCAGGATATAGATTGTACTAGTGGCTGTAAGGTCACAGAAACGGCAGTATATACTACGAATTTATGGAAGGAGTGATGAAAATATGTCCAGTCTTCCTATTAATTTAATAAAAGATTTCGTTGAAATGACGGACGATAGTAAACCTGAGAAAAAACAAACTCAGTTTTACGGTACGGCTTCTGTAACGGGGGACGGTATTTATGTAACGTTAGACGGTTCTGAAATATCGACCCCTGTTTCTATGGCTACTGATGCTCAAACTGGTGATCGCGTATTGGTTGAAATTGTTGATCATACGGCCCGTATCATACAGATAGTAGATAAATCCTCATCCGATGTTATTGCTGATCACATCGCTAAAGATGAAATAGGAGTTTTCAAAGATTTACGTGCGGCTACAGCATATACCGATACATTAGTAGCGAGTGATATTACGGCAGATAGTATCGTTGCGGATAGAGCTGAGATTGAAGAATTACAGGCTACTAAAGCGTATGTCAAAGAGTTAGAAGCTGAGAATATTACGGCGGAAAGTATCGTTGCGGATAGAGCCGAGATCAAGAATCTTAAGACTGATAAGTTGTCAGCGACAGATGCGGATCTTAAATACGCCAACATCGACTTCTCGAACATCGGTAAGGCTGCAATGGAGTATTTCTACGCAACTTCCGGTCTTATTAAAGATGTTACAGTCGGAGATCAGACTATCACTGGTCATTTGGTTGGTGTAACTATCAGTGGTGATCTCATCGAAGGTAACACTATTAAAGCCGAGAAGTTAGTAGTAAAAGGCGAAGACGGTCTGTATTATAAACTTAATATTGAAGGCGGTTCGACTACTACTGAAGAAATCACAAAAGAAGATCTTCAAAATGGATTAGATGGTCGCAATATTATCGCCAAATCTATTACTGCAACTCAGATCAAAGTTGACGATCTAGTCGCTTTTGACGCCACTATCGGTGGTTTTAATATTGGCGATGACTCTATATATTCCGGGGTAAAATCATCGATCGACAATACCACTAGGGGTATATACATGGATAATACCGGACAGATTGCATTCGGCGATAGTAGCAACTATCTTAAGTATTTCTTAGATGAGGACGGATATTGGAAACTTGAGATCGCTGCTAAAACTATAACTTTTGGTGGCGGTTCTAAATCTGTCGAGGAAGTAGTCGAAGAGATGAAAACCGAAATGGAAACGATGAAAGATGAGATTACTTGTAATCTTCGTATCGAATCATCTAGAGGAACTGTATTTAAGAATAACGCAGTTTCTACTGTTTTATCGGCAGTAATATATCGTGGTTCTCAGAGAATCACAGACATGGCGACTTTGAAATCTGCAATGGGTTCAAGCGCCTATTTACAATGGAGTTGGCAGCGACTTGACGAAACGAATTACGGAATTATAGCTGCTAATGACTCAAGAATCGGCAATAATGGATTCACATTTACATTGAGCCCAGAAGATGTCGATACGAAAGTTACATTTATGTGTGAATTAATTACGTAAAGGAGAATCAAAATGGCAGTAAAATCAGCTGATCAAATAACGCTTATTGACGTAACTGATGCGTATTCGGTTATATTAACAAGCGAAGCTTACACGTTTGTTGGCGGAACCAACGGTGTTGCAGCTAACAATACTTGTACTACTCAGGCTGTAGCGTTTTGTGGTAATACTCAGTGTCAGTCTGTATCTGTAGATCAGACTAAGATAACATGTCCTACTGGAATTTCAGCATCAGTAACGACTAATAACAGTTCTGCCGTAACAATCACATTTACTACAACCGCTACTGTATCAGCGGCATGTGAAGCGACAATTCCGGTTGTTGTGGATGGCATCACAGTTAATAAGAAGTTCTCGTTCGCGGTAGCTAAGACTGGATCTAAAGGACAGGATGGAACTTCAGTAACGGTATCTTCAACCGAAGTTAAGTATGTAGCAAGTGATAGTGGAACATCTACACCTGGAAGCTCTGCAAGTTGGGCCACTACAGTGCCATCAGTAGCGAATGGACAGTTCCTTTGGACTAGAACTATAGTAAATTATTCTGATGGAAAATCTACAACATCGTATTCCGTTTCTTACAAGGGTACAAACGGAACTAATGGTACATCAGTAACAGTATCTTCTACATCCGTAACTTACCAGACAAGTTCAAGTGGTACAACAACACCTACGGGAACTTGGAGTAGTACAGTGCCAAACGTTTCTAACGGTCAGTATTTATGGACAAAAACATACGTTAAATATTCTGATGGTAAAGAAACAACTTCTTACGCGGTTTCTTACAAGGGTACCAATGGTACAAACGGTAAAGACGGTGCGAATGCTATCCATATGACAATCACATCTTCAAACGGAACTGTATTTAAGAATAATTCCGGTTCAACAGTATTGACGGCTCATGTGTTTGTTGGTGGTGTTGAACAGACTATAACTGACGCTGGTGTTTGTGGGGATCTTGGTTCCGTTAAATGGTATAAAGGAACCTCGGTGGTTTCAACGTCTAAGACTATAACCGTATCCGCAAGCGATATTACTAGTTCACAGGCATATACGGTTCAGTTAGAAAAGTAAGAATAGGAGAATTAATATGGCAGTAAAAGCAAGTGCTCAGATAACGATTATGTACGTTGTCGATGTGAAAGCGTATTATCGATACTATCTGTTACAGTCATCTACGCTTTCGACGCCATCGAAACCTACAACATATCCGCCGTCATCGACGTGGGATGATACAGAGCCAGCATATGTAGACGGCAGTACAAATACTTTATATTTCGTAGATTGTACGGTGTTTAATGATAATACCTATAAATATTCAGAGGTATCAAAATCTTCTTCGTATGAAGCAGCTAAAACGGCTTATAATAAAGCGGTTAATGCCGAATCTACAGCTAGTGACGCTCAAGAATCTGCCGATAAAGCACAAAATGATATCGATAATATAAAAATATATACTTATACGGTATTGTCACTGGATGGCGGATCAACATTAACATATTTCGATTTCTCCGGACATATGGAGAGCGGTACAATATCCAACGGCGCTGATAGTGATAATACAGCATACGTTCGATCTTACGAATATGTGAAAGTGACCGGCGGAAGTACTTATATTTGGAGTATTAAGGATATTGATGGGACTGAAAAAATACCAACTACACATTTCTATAAACATGAACTCGCTGAAGATGGTAGTGATGTTTATACGTATCTCAGTTCTCAATCCAATGCTACTATTACTGTTCCGGAAGAAGCGGATATATGTTTACGTTTTAACGTGGCGATTATATCTGAAAACGTAACGAACGCGGCGTTGGAATTAACGTTGAGCGATCTCGATTCAATAATCGAGAGTCAGACAGTTGATGTATATGTCGGTATATATACGACGCTTACTTCTTACATGAGTGTCGATGCAAACGAATACGAATGGGAGTTAACAGACTCAAGTTCGTTCAAAAATTTAGAGGATCTAATAAATCAGCTATCCGATAAATTATATAATGAGACAGACGGTAATATAACCATATTAAATCTCGGCATCGAAGCCGCTCAAAACGCCGCGGATGATGCTCAAGACGCTGCTGATAATGCTCAAAATTCGGTGGATCAGTTGGATGATAAATTATACAACGAAGAAACCGGCGATATTTATAAAATAGGCGGCGACATAAACGATATAAATGAGCGTTTAGGTTACATCTTAATTAAACCAGAAGAACCGTCTATCACTCTACTTACAACGCCGCCTGATCCGGATGATCCGGAAAAAGAAGCTATTGGAAGCAGAGTGGTCGTAAATAATGAAAAAGTGTCATTCCAACAAAAAAGATCGGAAGAAGACGGGTTAACAGAAGGTGCTTATATCGGGTATGTCGAAAACGATCGAACCGCTATGGCCGCAACAAGTGTGTATATTACAGAAACATATCCAAGAGTCGAAAATCCAGATCCAACTTCGGAAGAAAAATGGATCGGTGGACTTTGTTGGATCGCTAGAACAAATGGACATTTATCTTTAAAGGTGGTGAAATAGTATGGCAACGGTAACAAGTTCGGTATTTGATGACGATTTTAAAGCTTATATGACATATAGCACCAGTTCTACTAATACCACCTACAGTGTCACGGTAACGTCGGCTGGTGTATATATTGCTTGTTCTTGGGCTAGTTATCCTTGGAAAACAACGTTATCAGCCACCAGTTATGACACAAGAACTGGTACACTCGGATCAGCAACTCGAAACCAAGGGTATCATGGAGTAATCACGACTGATAAAACTTATTCATGGACGAGAAAAACGTCGGCGTATTCGGTAACTATAAAAGTAACGACCAAAAAGAACACTTCCGATACGAGTACGGGTACTAAATCGGTAACATTTACCGTACCGGCTTTAGCGTCATATAAAGTATCGTATAACGCTAATGGTGGTTCAGGTGCTCCTTCGGCACAGACTAAGTATTATGGCAAAACACTCACGTTGTCAAGTACTAAGCCTACTAGAACGGGTTATACTTTTGAAGGTTGGGGTACGAGTACGACTGATACGACACCTGCCAAACAACCTGGCGATAGCTATACTTCTAACGCAAGTGAAACGTATTACGCGATTTGGAAAAAGACCATAACTCTTAGTTATAATGCTAATGGTGGTTCAGGCGCTCCTGCGAGTTCGTCCTCAACTATATATAACGCAACAACGAGTAAAACTTTTACCATATCCAGTACGAAACCTACGAAAAGTGGGTATACGTTTGTGGGTTGGAGTAAAACATCCACCGCGACATCCGCTTCTTACTCGTCAGGTGGTAGTATAACACTCTCGTCTAGTGATACATTATATGCTATTTGGAAAAAGACCATAACTCTTAGTTACAATGTTAACGGCGGTAGTGGTGGCATTGCGAGTCAGAGCGCAACCGTATATAACGCGACTACTAGTTATACATTCACACTGTCAAGCACTAAACCGACACGAACCAATTATGTATTTTTGGGATGGGCAACATCGTCTACGGCGACAGCACCATCATCAAGCATATCTAACGGAAAAATAACGGTTTCATCTAGCACTACTCTGTATGCGGTATGGAAATTGAATTATGTTGCTCCGAATATAAAAGTATCGGCCAAACGTGTCGATGATAGTGGTAACGATGCCGACGAAGGCGTAAAAGGTAGAGCAACTGTTGTTTGGACGGCCGGTACGTTAGGTGGTGCTGTTCAGGCTTCAACAATCACGATACAGTGTAGTATAAGCGGTAATAATAGCTGGACAACCGTTCATACCGCAAATGTAACCGCTGCGTCTGGAACTACGACTACGGCCGTGTTCGATTTACCGGTTATGAGCGGTACGACATCTGCTGAAACTCAGTACGATATAAAAGCTACGATTTCTGATTCGAGTGGTAGTGCTTCAGCTTCGACATTTATATCTAAAGCGCAATTCGTTATAGATATAAATGAAGATGGCACCGGTGTATCTTTCGGATCAGCGTGTTCTAAACCAGGACTATCAAGCTCATGGAACATATATTTGGATAAAGGAAAGTATATACACGGTGTGCTTGGAGCAGATGGTTTGGATCATCGTTTGGTAGGAACCTCATCGAGTGTCGATTCGGATATCCACTTCTGTTATACAAGTTACGAGAAGAGTGTTGGGACGGTATATTATAGCGGAAATAAGGTTTATATTCGTTCTAGGGAAGATATTGATATAAATAATAGAATTAACGTTAACGGTAGTGTCTGTATACCAAACACTAGCTACATCGGTTGTAAAAACACTGCCGGTAATTATAGAAATTCGCTTTGTATAAGTTCCAGTGATAATTTGTTGGTCGGATATGGGCAATACAATAGTTCAGAGGGGTCTACATATGTGTACGGATATAACGGATTATATTTAAGATCTAGTACCAAAATTTATCCGAATACCACCATAGAATTTCCTAACACCTATGGTATTCGAGGAAAAACTACAGGCGATACGAGTTTAACCTTAGCATATGTTTCTTCGTCTAATAACATTATATATGGCGATTCTTCAAACGCTAGTTATGTGTATTTACAGAATAAACATTTTCAATTAAGGTTAAATCCTCCGGATTCAGGCTCATCGATAAATGGGTATTTCTATCCTGTTGCCGACGCTTTGGTTTCTTGTGGTACATCTTCACATAAATGGTATAGACTTTATGCTGGAAGTGCGACAGTATTAACTTCTGATAGACGTCAGAAAGAAAATATAAAACCGTTAGGAAGCGTTTCAAAAACTATCAATTCTTCCAGCGCTACATACTCCATGAACCCAAGAAGTCGAAGTGTCGAAACCGAAAGAACGGATATATATTCTGAATTATTCGATAGGTTAGAGCCCGTTGAATACAACTTAATAAATAGTGGTAATAGACGAAAGAATTTTGGTCTTATCGCCCAGGATATATTAGCGGTTATGGAGGAACTCGGTATAGATGAAGATGAACTTGACCTGGTTTATCATGAATATCATAAGGACGAAGAAACGGGTGAAGAATTTGATACTTATGGACTGGCTTATGAAAATCTCATAGCTTTGTTAATACACGAGGTCCAGAAATTGAAAGGAGTAAACAATGAAGGATAAACTCATGCAGTTGAAAAACACATTAGGTTTGGTCGAAACAAGAGGTGAGAGCACGATGATTATGGCCGATTGCATTCGTTTCATAGACCAGACGATTAAAGAAATCGAAGAGACTACGAACCCTGCAACCGAATAGGTTGTATTTTTTATTGTCTAAAAAGGAAAGGAAGGTATATCGAAATGAATAAAGGAACTATTATCAGAACGTTAGTGTTAATTCTTGCGTTTGTCAATCATGCACTCACAATTGCGGGGAAAAATCCTTTACCGTTTGACGACGCTATGATCGAACAGATGGTGGCTTTCGGATTTGACTTTGTAGCGTCCGTAGTTGCTTGGTGGAAGAATAACGACTTTACTGAAGAAGCTTGCGTTGGTACTGGTATGACTAGACTTTTAAAAGCTAAGGAGAAAGGTAAAGTTGTAGGTGAAAACTTCTTTGATGAGGCAGAGGAGGTAGAATAATATGCGTAGCGCTATATTCAGACAGTATGATTCCAGATGGGGCAGCCTTCCTTATCCAACCAAAGCGTATTCATTCGCTGGTAACGGATGTGGATGTTGCGCTTGTACTCATCTGATCATCGAACAGGACAAGTATAAGAACTATACTCCTAAGAACGTAAGACCTTATATGGTCAACCAGGGATTCGCTACTAAGGGTCATGGTACTACATGGAACGGTATTACTGAAACTCTGGAACACTACGGATATACGGTAAAAAGACCGAATATTTCGTCTTCTATGTCCGCTGCTTGGAAGGAACTGAATAAGGGCGGTAGAGCCGGAATTCTGTTATTCAGAGCTGGATCAAGAGGTGGTGTTACTTGGACTTCAGGGGGACACTACGTTGCTTTCTTGAAGTATAAGTACGAGAATAATAAACACTACTTCTACACTAAGGATAGTGGTGGTAGAAAGAATGATGGATGGCATTGTTACGAAACCACTATGAAGGGTCTTCTTCCTCAGATGTGGATCGTTACGCTTCCCAAGCAGACTACTACATCTACTACAACTAAGAAACCAGCTACAACAACTACAAAGCTTAAGACAAAGACCGCAACCAAGGCAGCTCAGTCATATTCCGGATCAATCGCGGGTAGTTATAAAACCACGGATGAACTGAATATTCGTAACGGAGCTGGAACTGAACATAAGATCTTAGTAACTGTTCCAAAAGGAACCAAAGTTAAGAACTATGGATATTATACTAAGGTCTCTAAGACTAAGTGGCCTCTGGTTCAGTTCACTTATAAGAATACTCAGTACACAGGCTTCTGTAGTAGCAAGTATCTTAAGAAAGTGTAAGGAGGACTGGAGATGCCTGAACAATTCGTGATTAACACGGATGCCGTCCTTGCATGGTGCGCGTTTATAACGGCAATCGGTGCTGCGGTGGTCTTGATATGGAAAGCTTTAAAACCGGTATTCAAACCGTTCAAAGACGTACAAGACGAACTTAAAGAGATAGAAAAAAGAGGTCATGATCATGATGAAAGATTCCAGGAAGGTGAAGAGCGAATGGAACGACACGATGAAATGTTGAAGGAGATACAGGCCGATACTAAAATCATGATGAAATCTCTCGCTCTATTAATGAGTCATGCCGAGACCGGAAACAATACCGGCGAAGTAGCACAAGGACGAAGAGAACTTGAAAATTATTTAATTAACAAATAAACGACATCGTATAAGTTATAACTAAATATGCTTTAAATACTTTAAATCTTGTCATGTAAAAACCTCAAATATATAGATTCCAATAACGATGTCGTTTAGATAAAAAGAGAAAACATCTCGCCATATGCCTTTATACTAGTTGGCGGTGCGGGGTGCTTTCTCTTTTATTTTTCTTTTTCGCGATAATAACAATCTCTTTTATGGAAGGAAGACATAAAACGAAAGGATGATTTATCATGTTAAACGTTGGTAAAGTTGTAAAAATAGCTGTACAAATCGCAGTAGGAGCAGCGGTTGGAGTTATGGTAAATGACTTTTCTAAGAAGTATGTTGGTGAACCATTACAGAAATTTATGGATTCTATGGCAGAAGAAAAATACAAAATGGATAAAGAAAAAATCGAAAAGGGGCTTTAACAACCCCTCTTCTTTTTTAATACTTCGCGTATTTTACAAGGTATATTATGAGAACATAATATATTAAAGGATGGTGTGGTTACGATGTTTGAAACTAAATTTAAAGTTGTTGAGATTCGTGATAATGGAGTTACTATGACTCACTATCTCAAAGGAACTAAAAAAGAAGTTAAGAAAGACGTCGAGATGTTCAAACAACAATTCAAGAAATATGAAATGTTCGGAAAAGAAGGAATGGTCGTGTGGGCTTAAGGCTCACATGGTCTTTTCTTTTTCTCAAATTATTGATATTCCACCATCGGGAGCAAGTATATCCTCATGAATGTGCTTATACATGCTCCCTAAGATGGGTGTAAATTTAACTCACGGTTTTAAACCCTGAGTTTGACTGATATTTTGTATGGTTCCCAATGGTACGCCATCCCTCTAGCAAAATCTTCCGGATATAGATGTCTGTTTTCTCTACTTAATCTTATAGGGGCTGGACGTTCATATTCCATACGTTCTATTATTTCTTTTAAATATTGATTCTTTGTTTTGGCCGGAATGTCCGGATCTTTTAACATATTTAACGCATCTGTAAATTTTAGAAGCTGATCCTTGTAATCGATTTGTACGGGGGCGGAATCCTCAGCTTTACATAATGCTTGTCGAACTTCCTCTTTCTCTTCAAGTACTTTTTTATTTAGCTTTTGGAATATCTCATTAGGCATTTGCTTCGCTGGGTCAGGATCATGAAGGGCTTCCCATTGAGCTAATTCCTTTTTCTCCAACTCTTCCATTTTAGCCTTCAAACGCTTTATTAAATCCAGATGAAGTTTCGCTGAATCATTCTTATTTTCTTTAACACGAACCTCGAAATCCTCTATACAATCTTTTAATATTCGGCATGTATATTCCATTATTTCTTGGAAGTCTACCGATCCAGTCTTACAATGCACTTGATTACCGCAATGTAATATTGGAGCATGATATTCAACACCTTTTCTTCTAAAGGTATTATATGTCATAACCGAACCACATTTCTTACAAAACACCAAACCACTTAAAGGGTTCTTCAAAGTTTTATTTGTATTTGTGCGGTGGCGTTTACCTTTTATTCGCTGCGCTTTATCGAATATTTCTTTTGATATTATAGGTTCATGCTTACCTTCGAAAAGAAGATATTCTTCTGGCTTCGGACGAGTCTTTCTTATTTCCTGGTCCTCTATAACTATTACAGTCTTGCGGAAGTTCCATCTAACATATCCTATATAATGTTCGTTACTCAACATGTTAAAGATTGTAGTTGGTTTCCATATGAAACTACCCCTCTTCGTTTTAACTCCTAGAGCTTCTAATCTTCTACAAATTGCTGTAACTCCGATATCTTCATTACAATACCAATCAAAGATCATTCGAACATATTCGGCTTCTTCTTCATTTATTTTTAATGTATGACACTCTTTCTTACCGTCGACTATAACATCCTTATCATATCCAAATGGTGCGAAAGTACCTAAGAAGTTACCATCTTTTACACTAGCAAGTTTTCCACGAGCTTGAATTTTCTTATAATATTCTAGATATTCATTACCTCGTTTTAATTCTCGTTCAAAAGCATCTCTATCATATTCATCTCGTAGATCATAAGTCTTCATAGGTGTGATCACGTACGTATTTGTATATCGGAGTATTCTGATAAGTCTACCAGCATCCTCAAGATCACCACGACTTAACCTTTGTACGTCTACTACCATTATGGCTTGAACTTCTGGGTCTTCGATATCCTTCAATAATCTCGTTATTTCAGGACGTTCTTTTAGTGATTCACCACTTCCTACTTCCATATAACAATTCTCTTCTGGTATAGGACCACCGACGATATATTTCTCGGCATATTCATCCAATATTTTATTATGCTTTTCTAACACCTCCTCGACTGAAAGTAATGGGTCATCCATCCTAGACTTTCGTCCGTATTTCTTTGTTCTGTTGCTGTAAAACTTTGGATATTCTTTAAACATATTTAATATCCTCCTTTCTTGTGAACATATTACTAGAAAAGGAATGAAATTACAACTAGTTAGATAATTTAATCTAGATTTAAAATTCCGTGATAACCCGTACGCAGGTGACAACAATAATTATTATATTACAATAGTAACAATTGCCCCGGAGTTATAGAGAGGTGGATATGGAAAAGACGTATAAGTACGATAACGCAATTATACGAGTCACATCAAGTAAGTCATGTAGTAGAGAAGAGTTAATTAAATCTACAGAAGAGTTTATGAAGAAAGTTTTACATGGAGGAAAGAAACATGGCAACACTAATTCGACCAGAAATCTCAATGAAAAATAAGTATTATATCGACAAACACCGGCACTATGAATTGAAACATTTTTGCTTACAATATCCTTTATGGAAGAAAGCATATTCTGAGTTGGATGATATGACCGTATCATTAGCGGTTGTGGATGGGGTACGGACAAGTAATCTACCAGGAGATCCAACGGCTAAGCGAGTATTACTCAAAACATATTATATGGAGCGAATTGAATTACTTGAATCTGTGGCATTACGAGCAGATCCGTATTTGCATAGATATATTTTAAAAGCGGTTACAGAGGGTCTATCGTATACGTATCTAAGAACCAGGATGGATATTCCGTGTGGTAAAGATATGTATTATGACAGGTATAGAAAATTCTTCTGGCTGCTTAGTCAAGAGAGATGACGCGCCATTTACATCTCCTTTAATGAAAGGAGAGGAACGATAATGGATGAAGTTAAAATTAAATTACAAACTAGATTTATGAGAGGTTTGGTTTCAAAATTAATTGCGAGAGCCGTTTATAAGAAGTATGGATATAAAGTAAATATTCAGCTTCATGAATTGGATCTCAATGTTATTGATGGGGAAACCAATATCAAAACAAATGTAGAAATAAAAGTTAATAGTAGTGAATTCATGGAGATCATGAAATCTCTTAATGAAGATTGAGCCCGTTGAGGCTCTTTTTTTGTTCGCGAAAATTACAATTTATATAATGAAGGAAAGTGTGGCAGACAAAAGTGTTACGGATATGCATGAGTATACGGGATTGCGGTCCCTAAAAAACAGACAACAGTATCACGGACATGCATGAGCATACACTTTCATTTTTTTTTAACCTAGATTACATATTTTTATTCTAGATTAATAATCCGTACTCAGACGACTGTGATGGATGTTAAAGTTATCTCATGATTATTTAGAAAGGAGGAAGTCATGTCAATTGGGTTATTTTATTGTATTGCTTTTATCGGAGGTCTTATTACTGGTCTACTGGCTATGTTTATTTTTACAAACCGTATCAATGTAGCCGGAACACTTAAAATCGATCATTCAATTCCGGAATCGCTTCGTTTTCGATTAGTTGTAGAAAATGACGACGTCATGCTCAAAAAGAATAGAATCGTATTCAAAGTTGATCACAATGCGGATCTTTCGCAGAAATAACAGCTGCTATTATGAAAACGTATTAAGAAAGGAGCAGACGATAATGAAAAATGAAACATTATTAGATGAGAGAATAACCAAAGAACTCGAAGAATTAGGAAAAATGAGTATGGATTCTGAAGGGTACACTAAAGGTGTTGAAGGTATAGCCAAGCTTTTAGACAAGAGAATCGAACTTGAAAGAATCAAAATCGAGAGTGAGGATCGACAGAAAGAAATCGATTTGAAACAGGCTCAGATGGAAGAGGATCGAAAGGATCGATTGATCAAGAATATTATAGCTGCGGTTAGTGTTGGAGCACCGATAGGTGTTATCGTTTGGGGTACAATCAAATCTTTCGAATTCGAAGAGAAAGGAACGGTTACGACAATAATGGGTAGAGGTTTCATTGGTAACATAATCAAACTACTTCCAAGATTATGATACGTCTAAGAGATCAGGCTGTGGAAACATAGCCTTTTCTTTTTATTTCGCGTGCGTTACAACCGGTATTATGTAAACCAATGTAATTTTAAGGAGGTAAAAACATGTATAACAGAACAAAAGAACAGAAGGACTTTAATTATAAAAAGATTCATGCAATGTATTCGAAAGGATATACCAATGATGAAATTTGTAGAGAGTGCGGAGATCTTGACGAATGGGAAGTGTTAGATATTATCCAAAAAGTAGAAGGTAGAAGAAGACAAGCAGAAGAAAGGCGAGCTCGTTAGTAACACGGGCTTTTCTTTTTCGAGGTGTTATATGAGATATCATTATGAAAAACCAACTGTATATTCATCCATGTACGGCAATACATATATTTGCAATCATCCCGTTTATGACAGATGTACGTTATTTAAGATAAATGATAAAGGTCTAGCGATAATTCAACAGCGATATGATCGAGATACTAAAACAACCTGGTGGGATGAGATTGATCCTTGGTTGACAGACGCTATATATTTACATCCGAAGTTTATCAAATATTTCGAAGATCGCTCTGGTACGGCTGCGGACGGTTTATATCCCACGGTTACGATTAGACAAATCATGTGGGCTCTTAAAATAAAACCAATACCACGAGAACGTTGGGAAACATGTTTTGATAGGAAGGATGTGTAAACGCGTAACTAACAACTTCTATTATGAAAGAAATCATAAGGAGGTAATTGACATGAGCACAAAAGAATTATTGATTGGTGCTGGTTTAGCGACGGTTATTTATAAGGTTGGTAAATTTAAAGGTAAAATGGAATGCCTTGATAAAATGCCAAGTAAAGAATACGTCATTAAATTCGGTCGCCATGCAAAATTAACTATTTCAAAGTCAAAGAATGAAGAATGAGGTTTCTAAAATGGTGAAGAGGACTCAAATCGGGTTCTCTTCATTTTTGCTCAAAATCGCCGAAAAAAACGAGGCTCTAATTTTCGATTTAAGCGATTTTATTTAGGGTGATCGATACTTATATCCTCCTATTTTCGCGTAAAAAACAACGCATATCATGACAGTATAGCATTTAAAATCTAAGGAGGATTATTATGATATTTGGATTATTGATACTTTGTACTATTTGTGCAGAATCAAAAATTGGAGAAAAGTTAATAAAGTTTATGGAAAGTAGAGTTTATACTGGAATGAATGAGAGTCTTTAACGAGGACTCTTTTTCTTTTCGCGAGTATTACTACGCCTTTAATGGAGGTGATGTAAATGTTGATGATCACAAGAAAATTTAGAGTACAAGTGCCTTATATTAAAGAGGCTATGAATGAAATTGAACAGGAGTTTAAAAGATTAAAAATGACACCGTATCAAACTAAACCATTTAGGTTGGAGTTGGGTGGTATGGACAAATCAATGAATTCCATGTTTTATGAATTCTCAGAAGATGAAGAAAAATTAGAGGCGCTTATTCAATATTTAAAAGAAGATTATAAATATATAGCATCAATACATTATTAGAGTCTTAACAAAGACTCTTTTATTTTCGCGAAATTTACTAATTCTTTAATGGAGGTGATATTTATGAAAATTTATATGGTAATCGCAGATAATAATGAAAAATATCCTGAGGATCATGCACATTGGAATGTGGACGCTTTTAGTTCAAAAGAGGCGGCGGAAGATTACATTAATAAATTGCCAGATTTAATCAAAAAAGGTTTAGACCTAATAGATAGATTTGACAAGATATGGTGTGTTCGAGAACTGACCGACGAAGAAAGAGAAGAGCGTTCAAAACTTAAGGAAAAGTGGAGTGATTATTGGGGTTTTTTAAAAAGAGGTGGTTATTTCCATATCAAAGAATATGAAGTCCTAGATAAGATTGAGTCCTAATAGGGACTCTTTCTTTTTCTTTTCGCGAAATTTACAATGAGTATTATGAAAGGATGATAGGTCTGGAGAAAGGCTACTATGTAGTGCTTATTGTGAAATACGGTTCGATTCCGTAGCCTATTATTTTTTTCTTTTATATTTATCCAAAACTTATCAAAGGAGAGATTGAAATGAAATGGGAAGAAGCAGTACAAAAATTATCGTACAAGTCAAAGGTGTTCTTTAAGAAAAACGGACCAACTATTTTAACTATCACTGGAGCGGTAGGATTAGTTGGAACGGCAGTAACGGCAGTAAAAGTAACACCGAAAGTGATTAGTCTTCTTGAAGCACAGGAAGCCGAAAAAGAAAGTAGCTTAACAAATTGGGAGAAAGTTCAGATCGCAGGACCGCATTATATTCCTACTATTCTATTTGGTATCGGAACAATCGCTTGTATGTTCGGTGCAAACGCATTAAATAAACGCCAACAGGCGGGCGTCATTAGCGCGTATGCATTACTGGATAGTTCTTTTAAAGAATATAAGAAAAAAGTAGAAGAACTGTATGGTGAGAATGCGGACGTACAAGTACGATCTGAGATTGCTAAAGATCAGTATAAAGAGGAAGACATCGAGTATGAAGACGATGAGCTTCTATTCTATGACAGCTTCTCAAAACGATATTTTAACGCGAAGATGGAAGATGTGGTTATGGCCGAATATAACTTGAATCGTCAGTTATATACAAATGGTGGAGTATATCTAAATGAATGGTATGAATATCTGGATATGCCACAATCCCCTGAAGGATACGAACTTGGATGGTCTACTGGTATTCTGGAGTCTCATTATTGGGCAAACTGGATCGAATTTGATCATCACAAGGTTGTTATGGATGATGGTTTAGAATGTACTATTGTTACCATGCGTTATGAACCGGTTATTGATTTCGCATATTATTAAACTTCCGCACGCAGGTGACCGAATAGAGTGATAATTTAGTATCAGGTCGCGAAGTTTACAGAGGCTATTATGAGAAAGGAGTGAAAAATAATGAACCTGAATCCTAATATGATTAAAAAGGTGAGTACTGGTCTTTCAGTAGTTGCAGGAGTAGCATCACTTGTAGCAGGTATGTTGGAGGACAAGAAGAACGAACTTATTTTGGACAGTAAGATCACAGAGAAATTAGCAGAAGCTCTAAAGAATAAATAGAAGGGTCCCTTCGTGGGGCTCTTTTATTTTTATAAAAGAAAGGAGAAAGAAAGATGAAAAAACCAAATGTGACGAATTTCGTCAAAACGGCTCGGGCATTCGCGACGAAACATAGCCCTGAAATTCTGACAGGCATTGGTGTCGGCGGAATGTTTACTACTATCGGACTTGCGGTAGGGGCTACACCAAAGGCTCTCAAATTAATCGAGGCTGAAAAAGAACGTCAGAATCAGGAACTTATCGATGAGGCAAAGAAGGCAGGTCATAATGTTTATGATCAGATCACGAAGCTTTCTTATCTTGAGGTGGTTAAGGTAACTTGGAAGGTTTATATTCCGGCCATCGTTACTGGAACCGCATCAACGTTATGTATCATCGGAGCGAGTTCAGTTAGCGCAAGACGTAACGCGGCGTTAGCGACAGCTTATCAGTTATCTACGACTGCTCTTTCCGATTATAAGGAGAAAGTGATCGAGACGATCGGAGAGAAAAAAGAGCATACTATCAATGATAAGGTTGCGCAGAAGAAAGTGGAAGAAACACCCGCTAGTAAATCCGAGATAATCTTAACTGAAAAAGGCAACACTCTTTGTTTTGATTCATTCTCATCAAGATATTTCAAATCAGATATCGAAGCGATCAGAAGAGCGGAGAATAATCTTAACCAACGTCTGTTAGCCTACGATTATATATCATTGAATGACTATTTTGCAGAGATTGGATTGCGTCATACCGAAATAGGTTATCAGCTTGGATGGAGAGTGGATAAAGGGTTAATAAAATTACATTTCAGCTCGCAGCTGGCTGATGACGGAACTCCATGTGTGGTGGTGAATTTTGATAACCCACCTGAGTATGGATTCTCAAGTCTTGTGTAGACGCGAAATTTACAATGCATATTATAGATAAATAGAACTTAAATTCAAAGGAGGAATTTAACATGGAAAACAAAATCGTAGAAGAAGTAATCGTAAACGAAATCCCTGAAACAGTTAATGGGGGCATGAGTAACCTTGGTAAGGGTGCGTTAGTATTTGTAGCGGGAGCAGTTGCCGTAAAGGTAGTCGAAAAGACAGCAACAAAGGTAGTAATCCCAGCTACTAAGAAGATCGCGTCTAAGATCAAGACTAAGAAAGCCGAAAAGAACGGACAGGAAGTGAACGATCACGAAGATGGTTATGTTCATGAAATTTAAAAAGAATCAGTTCTAAGGATGGGGAAGCAGATCTCAAACGAGGTCTGTTTCTTTTTATTTTCTGAAAGGAGAGTGTTGTGAACAAGTATTTCTATGAAGGACCGGTTATGGAATTTGATCGAATCATAACCGAAAAGTGGAGAGGTGAAACTTATGCTGTTTCTGAAAGAAAAGCTAGAAGCAACCTCGCCTATCAGTTTAAGCAGAAACACGGTAGAATGCCGAGTTCGAAAATCTCCATACCAGGAGAAATTATAAAAATTAATATGGAAGGATGGACAGAAGATGACTGAGTATTCATCAAAACGTGAACCGCAGATTGATAAAAAAGTTGAGAAAGTGGTTAGCGGTAACGTAAAAACCAAAAAGAAAAGCGGGGTAAACAAACTCGCTAACGTTTTCATCGCAGAAGATGTAGCTAACGTCAAAGAATATATCATCAATGATGTATTGGTCCCGACAATCAGGGACACTATCTGGAGTGTGTTAACGAATAGTCTGGATATGTTTATTTATGGAGGAAAGGGAAGATCTAATAGAACTTCATCATCTTCAAAAGTATCATACAGACAGTTCTATGATAATAAACCAGGTAGATCTAGCGGAGGCGCTGTAACACATGGGTTCGACTATGACGATATCATTCTCGATAATAGAATCGAAGCCGAAGAGGTTATTCATAAGATGAGAGACATCATCGATACTTATCAGATCGCAACCGTTGCTGATTTGTATGATCTTGTAGGTCTTACAGGTCCGCATACAGCGAATAAGTATGGATGGAGTAATCTCAGAAATGCAGAAGCAATTAGAGTAAGAGAAGGGTATATTCTCAAATTCCCTAAGGCGGTACCTATTGATTAAGGAGAAATAAAATGGACGAAAAAGAAAAGAAGATCGAAGAAACAGAAAACACGTTTATGTTTAAAGTTGGAAAGATATTAGCAGTAGTATTTGTAAGTTGTGTGGCCGCATGTATAGCTAGCGCATGTGTAGCGGCTACGATTAAATTCGTACAGTGGATATTATTCTAGGAGGGTTAAATGGATCATAACAGATTTGAACAGTTATTGGATGAGTTAGACGGTAATAGTGTCGAAACTTTGAAGACGAAGAATGCTAAATATGCTCCTGGTGAAGATGCTTTGCATAATTTCCATGCAGGCGCTGAGATTATGGGTGGAACTACCGCTCAGGCTTGCTGGGGTTATGCATCAAAGCATCTCGTCGCGTTGAGAGATAAAGTTCAGCGCAATGATTTTTCTGATAAAGGCGATTTATTAGAAAAGTGTCAGGATGCAATCAATTATATTCGTTTCTTATATTGTATAGGAATCGAAGAAAGTGAAAAACACAATATTTAACAAAGGAGAGTAATTAAAATGAGTAAATTAGCTATTGTAGATAAGGCTAACGGAGTTATCCGTAAGGCAGGATTCAAGCTTAAGAAGCATAGTCCTGAAATCATGATCGTCGCTGGAACGATCGGCGTAGTAGCAAGTGGAGTAATGGCTTGTAAGGCTACTACTAAAGTAAGTGAAATTATGGAAGAATCCAAGAAGCAGGTTGAAACCGTTCATGCTGCTCTTGAGAATCCTGAATTCGCAGACGGTAGATATACCGAAGAAGATAGCAAGAAGGATTTGACTATCATTTATGCACAAACAGGCGTGAAGCTTGTTAAGTTGTATGCACCATCCGTTATTCTTGGAGCATTATCACTGACTAGTATCATTGGCTCACATTATATTCTGCGTAAGAGAAATATCGCATTAGGTGCAACTATAGGCGCACTTGATAAGAGCTTCAAGGAATATAGAGGACGTGTAGCGGAACGTCTTGGCGATGATATGGAAAAAGAAATTCGCTACAACATCAAAGCTAAAGAATTCGAAAAGGTTGAAGTTGACGAAAAAGGCAAGGAAAAGAAGTCTAAAGAAGTTGCAAACGTTATGGACGGTTCCGATCTTACTTATAGTCCACTGTCCAGATTCTTTGATGAAAGTTGTATCGCATTCGAGAAAGATCCAGAGGCCAATCTAACTTTTCTTCTGCAAACAGAACAGTACGCCAATGATATTCTACCATCCAAGCGTTTTGTAACTGTGAATGATGTATATGACATGCTTCATATCCCTAGAACAAAAGAGGCTCAGAAATGGGGATGGATTTATGATCCAAATAAGGTACATCAAATCGATTTCGGTATCTTCAACGGTAATAGAGAAAGAAATCGCGCATTCGTAAATGGATACGAGCCAGTTCTCTTATTGGATTTCAACGCGGAATATATTTTCGATAAGATTTGAACTGCTGGAATAAACGCTCCGGGTACAGGTAATCCGTGGCGTGATTGGTATGAATTATACGATTATAAATTCGATCATAAGATTTGAAAGGAGGTGAAAGCTGATGACCGGAAGAGATTTAATCATTTATATTTTAGCAAACGGTCTTGAGGATAAGCCTGTTTTCAAAGATGGGAAGATTATCGGTTATATTACCGAAGAAGAAGCCGCCGTAAAGATGGGGGTTGGAATCGAAACCGTAAGAGTATGGATAAATTTCAATCTGATAGAAGCCATACAAATCGGTAATACGAATTTTATTCGTGCCGATTTCATACCACCGTTATTCTTTTTGAACCGACAAAATAAGGATGTGAACGGAAGTAATGACTAACAAACTAACTCTTGTTTCTTATACTCTGGCGACTGTAGCAGGTGTATGTTTCATTAGTGGTCTGGTTATAATTTCCAAATAACAAAGGGAGGCGGGAGAATGTGGATAGACTAGAAGAGATCGTATCCATATTAGATCACGCGTTAAATACAAAGAAAAAGCGTCACATTGCAGGAGGCATATTGATGAGTATTTCATTATTCTTTGGCGGATTGGCGGTGACAATTATAACTTTGAAAGGAGAAACAGAAGATGATGAATATGAGTACTAATGTGAAAATGGCATTAGCGTTTGTATCGGGGGCAGCGGTTGGTGTAGCTGCTTCCTGGTGCTTACTGAAAACTAGATACGAGCAGCTGGCTCAAGATGAGATCGATCAGATGAGAGAATATTATTGGGATAAAATGGACGAGGATGAAGCATGCGAAAGAGGCGAGTTTGATATCGCCCCCAGTGTCTCACTCGAAAGTGGCGTTGAAGATGTTACTATCGAAAACATTTCCGAAGAGATCAGAACTCATGTAGAAGAAGTCGTTGCTGAATGCGAAGATATTATCAAGAAAGCGAGATATACTAATTATTCCGATATTGCTGAATCAAACAATGAAGATGCGAAGGGAGGTGCAGAATCTATGCCAGAAAAGACAGACAGACCTTATGTAATTCCACCGGAAGAATTTGGAGAATTACATGGTTACGAAACAATCAGTCTTACTTATTATGCAGACAACGTTCTTGCGGACGAACTGGACGAGCTTGTCGAAGATGTTGATGATGTAGTAGGACTTGATTCTCTCAAAACATTTGGTAGATATGAAGACGATTCTGTATTTGTAAGAAACGATAGACTGAAAGCGGACTATGAAATATTAGCCGACTTAAGGAACTATTCTGATGTCGTACCTAGTTCGGTTTCAGAGGATGAATAATGATACAACACAGAGAATATTTTGAGTGGTTGTTTGATTTAGTATGCGGAAAAAGGTATGCGAAGGAAGTATCTTTCAGAAAACTTTTGATATTCTTGCACGAAACAGAATTCGAATATTCTATTCCGAATGATGCTAATAGAGCGAGAGACGGTATAAGTTTACGACACCGTTTCTCTTTATCTTTTAGCGATCCAGTTCCAGAAGGACCATGTAGTGTCCTTGAAATGATGGTCGCTTTAGCAATTCGTTGTGAAGAGGATATTGCGGATGACCCACAGTTAGGAGATAGAACCGGTCAATGGTTTTGGGGCATGGTAGTAAATCTTGGTCTCGGCTCCATGATTGATAGTAGATTCGACGAGGAACTTGCAAAGGAAATCGTATATCGTTTCCTTGATCGAGAATATGAGCCTGATGGTAGAGGCGGTCTATTTACAATCAGAGACATAGATCGAGATTTACGAAAGGTCGAAATATGGTACCAAATGTGCTGGTATGTGAACCATTTTTTATAAGTACGGAGGACGGAAATGCTTGACTTTTTAATGATATCGACACGAAGTCCCAAAAAAGATGTGGTGGAAATCTATCCTAAATTCATCCTTAGAAAAAGTAAGGATTTGATGATACGAGGCGGAGACTTTTATGCTATCTGGGATGAGGAGCGCGGTATATGGTCTACGGACGAAGAAGATGCTGCGAGACTTATTGACCAGGAGCTTGATACATACGCTAAGGAAAATGCAACGAAACTTAGCGGTAATGTCAAAGTCTTACACATGTGGGATAGTGATACCGGCATGATCGACAAATGGCACCGATATTGTCAGAAACAAATGAGAGATTCTTATCATATGTTGGACGAGAAACTTGTATTCTCTAACGACGAAGTTAATAAGGAGGATTACGCTAGTAAGAGATTGAACTACCCTCTCGAAGCTGGTGATATTTCTGCTTATGACAAACTGATAGGAACTTTATATTCTGAAGAAGAGCGCCATAAAATTGAATGGGCTATCGGTTCTATCGTCACAGGCGATTCAAAGAACATACAAAAGTTCTTGGTCTTATATGGCGAGGCAGGTACTGGTAAATCTACTATATTGAATATTATCCAAGCTCTATTCGAGGGATATTATTCAGTATTCGATGCTAAGGCATTAGGTTCGGCTAGTAACGTATTCGCACTCGAAGCATTTAAGACCAATCCACTTGTGGCAATCCAGCATGATGGCGACTTATCTAAGATCGAAGATAACACAAGACTTAATAGTCTGGTATCTCACGAACTTATGACCGTTAATGAGAAATTTAAATCGACATATTCCAACCGTTTCAAAGCTTTCTTATTTATGGGTACGAATAAACCTGTAAAGATCACAGATGCGAAGTCGGGACTTATCAGACGTTTGATAGACGTATCTCCGTCTGGTAAGAAACTCGGAGTAAGAGAATATAAACAATGTGTTAAACAAGTCAGTTTTGAGCTTGGAGCGATCGCACATCATTGTAAGGAAGTATATTTGTCAGACCCGGGTAAGTACGACTCTTATATTCCTACTACCATGATGGGTGCATCAAATGATTTCTATAACTTCATGATCGACTCATATCATGTGTTTAAGAAAGAAGACGGAACGACATTGAAAGCTGCCTGGGAAATGTATAAGACATATTGCGATGATGCAAAGGTCCCTTATCCATACTCTCAGAGAACTTTCAAAGAAGAACTCAGAAACTATTTCTGGAATTTCGATGATAGATTTAATCTCGATGATGGATCGAGAGTTCGTAGTTATTTTACTGGATTCCGAACTGATAAATTCGAAAGGGAAAAGAAAAAGACAGCGGCGAAAAAAGAAGAGAAGAAACTTATAAAGTTTGAAGATATCAAATCTATATTTGACAATGATTACGCCGACTGTTATGCCCAATATGCTACATCAAAAGAAACACCAACTAGTAAATGGGATGAAGTTAAAACTAAATTATCAGGGATTGATACGGCGAAACTGCATTACGTAAAAGTCCCTAAGAATCATATTGTAATAGACTTCGATATTCCGGATGAGGACGGTAATAAGTCATTTGAAAAGAATCTCGAAGAAGCTAGTAAATGGCCGCCTACATATGCTGAACTTAGTAAAAGCGGCGCCGGTATACATCTTCATTATATCTACACTGGAGATGTATCAAAACTGAGCAGGGTGTACGACGACCATGTTGAAGTTAAAGTGTTCACTGGTAAGAGCTCACTTCGAAGGAAATTAACGAAGTGTAATGCCTTACCAATAGCCACTATTAGCTCTGGCTTACCACTGAAAGGAGAAAAGAAAATGGTAAACTTTGAAGCCATCAAGAGCGAAAAAGGGCTGCGAACGATGATTAAACGAAATCTTAACAAGGAGGTGCATCCGGCGACTAAACCTAGTATCGATTTTATATATAAGATATTAGAAGACGCATACGCCAGTGATCTGAAATACGATGTCACGGATATGCGTAATGCTGTACTAGCATTTGCCGCTAGTAGCAGTCATCAAGCTGATTATTGCATCAAACTTGTTAATAAGATGCAGTTTAAATCGGACGAGCCATCAGAACATGTTGATAATTCCGATAAACCAATTGTGTTCTATGATGTCGAGGTATTCCCTAACTTATTCCTGGTAAACTGGAAGTTTGCAGGTGAAGGGAAGCCGGTCGTAAGAATGATAAATCCGAAGCCAGCTGAGATTGAAGATCTACTCAGTTTCAGACTTATTGGATTTAACTGTAGACGATACGACAATCATATGTTATACGCTGCTTTGATGGGATATTCGAACGAAGCTTTGTTTAACTTATCACAGAAGATCGTAGGATCTAAGAAGGGCGCAGGAAAAGATGTGTTCTTTGGCGAGGCATATAACTTATCCTATACGGATGTGTATGACTTCGCCGCTAAGAAACAGAGTTTGAAAAAATGGGAGATTGAGCTTGGTATACACCACCAGGAACTCGGCTTACCATGGGACGAACCGGTTCCAGAAGAAAGATGGATTCAGGTTGCTGAATATTGTGATAATGACGTGCATGCAACGGAAGCTGTATTTAACCATCTCGCAGGTGACTGGACGGCTAGACAAATCCTGGCTGAACTTGCTGGTATGTCTGTAAACGACACAACCAACTCGCTAACAACTAAGATCATATTTGGCGGTGAGCGTAAACCCAATCTTATTTATACCGATCTTGCTACTGGTGATAGAAGTGATGGGACTAAGGATATAGCGTCATTCCCAGGTTATGAATTTGTATATAGCGATGAAGATAAGAAATACCATAACATGTATCGTGATACGGATATGGGATTCGGTGGTTATGTATATGCAGAACCTGGAATGTATGGAGATGTCGCTTTACTTGACGTAGCTTCCATGCATCCAAACTCAGCTATAAATCTTAATGCGTTCGGGGAATATACTCAGAATTATAAGGATATTCTTGACGCTCGTATCTTTATCAAACATGGCGATTATGATTCTGCTAGAGAGTTATTTGGCGGACGACTTAAGCCATATTTGGAAAACAAAGATACGGCTAAGGCATTGGCCCAGGCTCTTAAGATAGCGATAAATTCCGTATATGGCTTAACATCGGCAAGCTTCAGTAATCCATTCAGAGATTCACGTAACAAAAACAATATTGTTGCTCTTAGAGGTGCGTTATTCATGAAGACGCTCCAGGATGAAGTTCAGGCGAGAGGATATACGGTTGTACATGTTAAGACGGACTCTATCAAGATCGCAGATGCGGATAAAGACATAATTAAATTCGTTATGGACTTTGGTGAGCTATACGGTTACACATTTGAACATGAGGCTACGTATGAAAAGATGTGTCTCGTAAATGATGCGGTTTATATTGCTAAGTACCAGATGGGTGGCGAAGGATGGACCGCAACCGGAACTCAATTCCAGATTCCATATGTATTTAAGAAGCTCTTTAGTAAGGAAGAGATCTTATTCGAGGATCTGTGCGAAACGAAGAGTGTAAGTACGGCTTTATATTTGGATATGAATGAAAATCTACCGGATGTGTCTAAAGAAGAAAAAGAACTTGAGCAATTCGTTAAGCGATGTAAAGATGCTGGTATAACACCTGATTTAAGTGGAAAATCTGGTGATGGAGAACTCGATACTCTTATCTCTAGAATATCCGAAGGACACGACTATGAATTCATAGGTAAGGTTGGAAACTTCTGTCCAATCAAACCAGGATTCGGTGGCGGGTTATTAAGTCGTAGAAGTGTGGATAAGGACGGTAATGTTAAATTCCACTCAGCTACCGGGGCTAAAGGATATCGCTGGCTTGAAGCAGAAAAAGTATATTCGGATCGTAATCTGAGACACAATATCGACTATTCATATTTCAATAGACTTGTAGACGACGCTGTAGACGCTATAGGTATGTATGGAAACGTTGAATGGTTTATATCCGATGATCCATATCATGCTTCTGAACTATGGTTTGAAAGAGTTTGTCCATTTGATAAATTTTAAAGATAAAGGAGACTAAAATTATGAACTTAAATATTGGACCAAGAGAAATACTGCAAATCGATGGAGCGAGAATTATATTCCGTAACTTCTCGGGTGCTGCTACTCAGTACAACAGAGAAGGAGAACGTAATTTCTCACTCGTGATCGAAGATGAGAACGTAGCTAATGCACTCATCGAAGAAGGATGGAATGTAAAGATCAAGGCTCCTCGTGAAGAAGGGGATATTCCATTCATGCATCTTCCCATCAAAGTTAAATTCAACGAAAGAGGACCTAAGATATATCTGAAGTCAGGAGGCAGAACAAACATGCTCGATGAAGAGACAGTTGGACTGCTCGATAATGTGGATATTCTTGATGTTGAGATGGATGTAAGACCATACGACTGGACTATGAGTGATGGTAAGTCCGGACGTACTGCATATTTACAGGCTATCTGGGTTACTCAGGAAGTTGATAGATTCGCAGAAAGATATGCTGAAGAGGAGTGTCCTGCTGAGGAGGTATTCTAATGGGAGTAGTCAACGGCCAGGAAGAATACAAGGAAGTATATTTCGACAGATATTGTAAAGAGTGTAAACACGCGTTATTAGGGATGTATGAAGATCCTTGTCACGAGTGTTTGGACGAACCGGTAAATTTATATTCTCACAAACCAGTAAAGTTTGAGGAGAAGGAAGACTAACGCGAAATTCGCAATTACTGTAATGAGGTAGGGGCTCGGCGGAAACGTCGGGTCTCTATTTTGTTTCTCGTCACTAAGCCAATGGACAAATACTAACTAGGGAGTTGTTCATAATGGAAAGAACAATGAAATTGTACGGTGATAGAGTCTATGGAACAAAGGTGTCTGAATACGGTTTAGAAAATGGATATTTGGATTATTATACCCTGTCTGAGATTGTTGGGGATATGATTCTGAATAACGATGTTTTCTATAAGTCCGGATACGAAAACTGGACGCTTGAGAACGGTTTGGAAGAGGACGAGGAAGGAAACTATTTAGAAGTTTATCAGTATTATATTATCACGGATTCCGGGGCAAGATTCCTAAGTGATTATACTGACGAACTAGTATTTTACAACGAAGAGCTTGATATGTACCTATGGGGTATTACTCATTTTGGTACGAGCTGGGACTATGTTCTGACTGATATCAAGCTTATTTGAAAGGAGAAAGAAAATGAGTGAAAAGAAAGTTACGTGTGAAAACATAATTAACATGAGAGTTGAGGATTTGAAAAGAATCATCGAAAATCTTCCGGATGATATGGATGTTATTATTCCAGTTATTACGGAAGACGATGCTAATAATATTTTAGCATTCAGACATGTTCGTACAGCTGGTGTATTATCAAATCCTAAGGAGGATGAACCAGCGTTATGTTTGAATGCTGCGGCAGATGGAAAGGACATTCGCAGTCAGGTCGATATGTCGTGTGAAGAAACTAAATGTGTTTGGGTGTTGTTCTAAGGGGGGTTGGAGATGGAGACGATTAAAAATATTAATAACTGGAACGAAGTCACAAGAGGAATGTTCCGCTATGTGATCGCCGCTGGAGCTTGTTATGAGATTCTTATAGGATTTCATAAACGCAATGAAGATTTCATGGCGGCTCCTGCGAAACTTTATATCACAGGCGATTGGATCGAAGAAGAAATAGGTTCATATTTCAAAAGAGAATGGATATTCGAAGGGACGTTAGAAGAATGTCTCGATAAAGCCGCGAAAGATTTTTCGGAAAATCAATAAGGAGCTGATCCAACATGGCACGACGTTTAATTGTAAATTGTAGATGTCCGTTATGCGGTAAACCGGTAGAGCAGGTATCGGATGGGATATTGAAGCAGAACCCGCATTACCATAATGCTGAAATGGTGGTGACTCGTACAGGAATTAAACAGTATATTCATAGCTCATGTTGGTATAACATGATTAAAGAAAAACGTCCTTATAACGGAAGGATGTATGTGTGAAAGATATTTGAAAGGAGTGAAAAATGGATTTCAAAGTATTCGAAAGTAGTGAAGGAAACGTTTGGAAGTACGTGTTTACGAAAGATGATATGGTAGCCGAAACAGTTTTATATCGTTACGGAGATTTCTACGAACGAACCGTTATTTGTTGTTCAACACAGAGCGGTTGTCCTGTAGGATGTAAATTCTGCGGAACGGGAAACAAATTCATAAGGAATCTTACTGCTGATGAAATTGTCGAACAGATTGAAACTGTTCTGAAAGATAAAGGTATTGAGAATGTCAACGAACGCGGTAAGAGATTCCAGATCATGTTCATGAGTATGGGTGAGCCGCTTCTTAATTGGGATGCAGTTGAAGAGGCTATCAGAAGATTACACGATAATAACCATTATCCTAACGCTGAACTTCTCTTGTCGACAATAGCGCCAAAGGAACCAGAAGTATGGAAGAGACTTATTCAAATTTCAAAAGAAATAGATAAAGTCGGTTTACAGTTCTCGATTCACGAACCTACCGATTTTGGTCGTAATATGTTGATTCCATATAAAAACAAACTGTATCTGAGAGAAATTCGTGATATCGGTTCTATTTGGTGGAAGGAAACTGGTAGAAAGCCATATCTCAATTACTGTGTTACCGGAAAGAATGATAGTCCACATGATGCTTACGAGCTTATGCGTATGTTTTCGCCTGTTATATTTAACTTCACATTCAGTGTTGTGTGTTCTTCAAACGAAAACATGAAAGAAGCAGGATTTAAGAATCTCGATGCTATAAGACAATTCGAAGCCAATTTCTTAGCAAAGGGTTATAACACTCGTATATTCGATCCGGACGGACAGGATGATATCGGTGGTGGTTGCGGACAACTTTGGTATGTTCAGCAGTGGATGAAAGAACAAGGAGTAAAATGATGCGTGATAGTTATCTTGCAGAATATATGAGAAAGACGAGGCCGGATATATTTGACGTTCGGCCTTTTACTTATGAGAAAAAAGAGGAAACGCCGCTGGTAGAAATTAAAATACCAGAGCTGCATGAAAAGTTATTGGAAGCTATTGATAAGATGATACCAATGGAGGGAAAGATGGTAAAAAGATGTGCTACTTGTAAGTATGAAAATTTAGAACTCAAGGCTATGCCTTGTAGGGATTGTTCATTTGATAGTAAATGGGAACCAAAGGAGGAGAAGATGCCAGTAGAAACTATGGATAGTAGACTTAAGAAAATTCAGGATGATTTGATGAAATTCGCTAAGGAGAAGAGACTTGGTTATTGTTTCGAATATATATCTTATAGAAATGTACTGAAAGCGAAATTCTGGGAAAATGGAAGAACTAGAACTTATGAAATTTGCGGCGATGGTTGTAAACCAGCAACTGTAATAGCAGATAGGATTATGGATCTGACAGTATTCTTCAAACTCAAATCATCAACTGTGTATGGTGATCTACCGGCGATCAAGGATATTATCTTCAACGATCCGGCTACGATTATATTCTGGGTGGATGGCACTAAGACTGTCGTAAAGGCTCAGGACGAAGCGTATGATCCTGAAAAGGGTATGGCGATGGCGATTGCGAAGAAGGCTCTTGGTAATAAGCATGATTACTTTGATGTTTTCAAGAGATACTGTAAGAAATACGAAAAGCAGCATAAAGCGAAAAAGAGTAAAGCTAAAGCGAAGAAGGAAAAGTAAATGAAATCGCCGATAAGTCTATATGATTATCAGATAGATGCCATACGTAAAATGCGGAATGGTTGTATATTATGTGGCGGGGTCGGTTCGGGCAAGTCTCGAACGGCTCTCGCCTATTTTTATTTACAAGAGGGTGGAAAGATTGATCCTCAGCGATACATACCAATGCAGAATCCAAGAGATCTATACATAATTACAACTGCACGAAAACGAGATACTTTGGAATGGGAAGGGGAACTTGTACCATTTCTCATGACCAAACATAAGGAAGACAGTATTTACAACCATAACATAGTAGTGGATTCCTGGAATAATATAGGTAAGTATGTAGACGTTACGAATGCATTCTTTATATTTGACGAACAAAGAGTTGTTGGTAAAGGCGCATGGGTTAAGTCGTTTCTGAAGATCTGTAAAGCGAACGGATGGATATTGTTGTCTGCAACTCCAGGAGATACATGGACGGATTATATTCCTGTGTTCTTAGCGAATGGCTTCTATAAGAACAGGACGGAGTTTACTAGAGAACATATCGTATATTCTAGATTTTCTAAGTATCCAAAAGTTGATCGTTATATTAATACAGGACGATTGATTAGGCTGCGTAATAATATTCTCATCGATATGGATTTTCACAGGTCCACGATACCACATCATGAGAATGTGTATTGTAAGTATGATATTTCCATGTATAAGGATGTGGCTCGAACCAGGACCGATCCTTATCAACCAGGTTATATTCCATGTTTGGCTACGGACGATGGAGCGCTTCAGGTTGGGACTGATATTTCAATAGAAGAGATTGATCCTATTATGCCTGGTTGGAACTACACACCGGTCGATGGGGATTATATTAAGATGGCGTGTAGACCGATTACGAACGCGAGCGGACTGTGTTATGTATGGAGGAAAATCGTTAATTCAGATGATTCCAGACAAGTAGCATTATTAGAGTTATTCGAGAAGCATCCTAGAATGATAGTCTTCTATAACTTTGACTACGAGCTGGAGATATTGAAAGGGATATATTATGGTGAAGAAGTTGAGATCGCGGAATGGAACGGACACGCGCATCAACCTATTCCTTCCTCGGCATCATGGGTATACCTGGTACAGTACAATGCTGGCGCTGAGGGCTGGAATTGTATCAAAACCGACACAATTGTCTTCTATTCACAAAACTACTCTTACAAAATGCTTGAACAAGCAAGAGGACGAATAGATAGACTGAACACTCCGTATACGGATTTATATTACTATCACTTGAAATCGCGGTCCGGCATTGACCTGGCGATAAGTAAAGCGTTGAAAGAAAAAAGAAACTTCAACGAGAATAGGTATGTTAATAGGAGAAAGTAGGTATTTGAAAGGAGAATCAAATGAAAAAGTTATCTAATTGGAAATTGGGAGTAATTATTGCTGCGGCTGTAATAGCTATTGTTGTACTTTGTATATTTGGTATACAGGGTTCGCAGAACAAAGCTATCGCACTGGAAGAACAGGTTAACACCGCATCTTCCGATATTAAGGTACAGGAAAAAAGAAGAGTTGACCTGGTATATAACCTGGCCGATTGTGTTGAACAGTACAGTAAGCATGAGGCAGAGACACTTACTGCGATCGTAGACGGACGTGGTTCAACTGGTGATATTGAAAATGTATCTACTGCAATCACTGCCGTATCAGAAGCATATCCAGAACTGAAAGCTAATGAGACTTATAAAGAACTGATGAACGAATTATCAATAACCGAAAATCTCATAGCGGAATACAGAAGCAATTATAATAAGCAGATCAAAGAATACAACAGATATGTTCGTAAATTCCCTACAAGAATATTCTTAAACATACTTGGTTATGAAGTACAGGATTATACATATCTCGATTATAATGCGCCATCCGATGCACCACAGGATTTATTTGAATAAATAGGAGGGCGGTATGACTATTACTAAAAGAGAAATAATAGTTAGTATTTCGATCATAGCCATTCTACTGGTGATCGGTATTCTAATTTCCGGTAAAATCAGCGAACGTCAGATGGATAAGAACGAAATATACAATAAAGCTATTAAAATAAAGTCTGCCGATATGTTTGAGTACGGTATGAGAACTAATGTTGGTAACGCATTTGTGTATGGGGATTTGAAAGCTGTTGATCCGGTTACGTATCCTGAAATTGGCGGGAAGTATATGTACGTAGAGAAAGTCAAGGAAGTATATACAATGCATACCAGGACGGTTACTCATATGAGATCTGATGGAACTACATATACAACCGTAGAAACATATTGGACCTGGGACCCGGTTTCGTATGATGAAATTAAATCTAAGGAACTTTCATTCTTAGGTGTGGTATTCAAATCCAATAAGATTGATATTCCTGGGACCAGATATATTGATACTATTCATAAATCAAGTCACGTTCGATATGTGTATTATGGAACCGCTGTTAAATACACAGGTACGATATTTACAGAATTGAAGAATAAGACCATATCCGACGATACCGATTTCTATAAAGCAAATATAGAAGAAACTATGGATAGGTTGCAAACTAGTTGTACTGCTATTCTTATTGACTTTTGGTTTGCATGGATATGTTTAATAGCTGCTTGTGTATATGGATTCTATTATTTTGAGAATAGGTGGTTGGAATGATATTCAAAGCGAAACGGACGATACATATTTTAGAAAAACATTACCTTTATGAGCAATGCTATAAAGACATGTATATAAATGGTCGTGTTTATATTTATCCGAAAAATTACGGAAAATGCACTGGTAAATATTCAGGTTATAAACATTCGCTGGACTGTAAATTTTGTCCTTATTATGTTGAGGTGAAAAATGAATGACGCAAGGAGAGCTAAGAATTGCGAGAAATGTAATTTTAGAAAGATGCAAGATAAGTATTTAGGCAGGGTCTTTGATTATAGGAACTGCCCTTGTGCCTGTCGGCAAAACAAGATCGATCATGTAGGGTTTGGCCTGACGCGTAAAAAACAGCCTCTTTAATGGAAAATATTGGAAATTAAAAGGAGGATGTTATGAACTATTTTATAAAGCAGAAGCTGATAGGTATAGGAATGATATTACTGTGTGTAATTGCAACTTGGTTAGCAGACGGAGATGCAACATTCGCAGTTATCGGAGTACCTTTAGGGGTCTGGTGTATATTTAGTAAAAAACAACTTTTAATGATCGAAGGTTGGAAAGACGAGGAGTCTCAGTAATGGGGCTCTTTTGTTTTTGTTCAGATGAGAACGGAGGTCTATATGTTAAGAGAAGAATTTGATAATTAGAATCATGTTATTTTGAAAGGAGTAAGAAATGTGTGAAATTTGTAAACCTTTATTAACTTGTGAAGTCGGAAAGAAAGTAGCAGTTAATCTTGACCAGTTTGATAATAAAGTAAGTAGAAAGAAAATGGCTATGAATATAGTGAGGGATGTATATAAAGACCATAGCAAAGCGTTCATACACGCCGAGTTTATCGACGAATTTGGTTTTTGGCACAACATAGCTTTCAACGAAGTTAATTTCTGTCCAAAGTGCGGTGCGAAGTTATAGTGAAAGGAGTAAAAATGAGCATTGAATTTAAAGTCAAAGAATATTGCGAGAACTGTAATGAATTCGAACCGTATGTGGATAAAGATTCATATACGGTAGAAGATTTTGATTTCTTACATAATGAAGAACGTTGTAGATATTATACGAACACAACCGTAACATGTAAGCACGCTCAACGTTGTGAAAGTATGGTTAAGTGGTTGATGAAGCAGAAAGGAGCTGAAGATGAGTAGAGATTGTATGGATTGTAGGTATTGGGAATTTCCGCATTTTGAAGAGCCTTGTAATAAATGTAACGACACTGTGGAACGTCCGCATTATACACCTAAAGCAGAACCAATCAACCAGGTAAAAGACAGACTGTTCAAGTCCCTGGATGATATTCAGAAGATCATAGACGATGCTATGGAGAAGGGTGATAGATCCGTACATATTTCCATAGTTGGAGATGGTGTGGATATTTCAGTACAGCCTTATAAGGAAGAAGGTAGAGGTGAGTGGAAACTCGTAAACGGTGATTATTATTGTTCTAAATGTAACATGATGGAAAGATATCCGCAGTTATATTGTCCAGCATGTGGTAGTGAGATGAAGTTCCCTGAACCGGAAGGAGAGAAGGATGCGTAAAAGAAAAAGAAGACCGGCCTGTATACACGGTAATTTATGTCGTGAAATATGGATTAAAACCGGTTATATTTATTCGGTTAAATGTCCTTTCGAGTGTAAGTTTTATAAATCGACCGAGGAAGGAGAGAAGGATGAATAAATGTTATGTTTGTGAGACACCGATTGATCCTGATCGTTTTATTTGTTATGACTGCGCAAAAGCTATTCTGAATAGTAGGGTTTATTGCACATTCGGAAGATGTAATGGTAAATCATTCATAAGAAATCGAATAGCATACGACCTGGAATACTATAAATTCGGAGATATTCTTGCTAAAGAAAGACCTTCAGATTACATATTAACGAAGGCTGAAGTTACGGCGTTGTTTGAGAAATATTTGAAAGGAGAATCAAATGATTAAACTCGAAAAAACGGAAGTAGTAGGTTGGGAGGCTGCGATCAGAGGGATGAGAAATCCTAAGAATTCATGGGATAGGATGGATAGTTGTATAGATATGGATTGCGATTATATAAAATGTGAGGACTGCTGGCAAGGTGATACACCGTATTGTGATCCTTATTTAAGTCCTGGCAAAATCGGCCCGAACGATCATAAACTCATGATGCAGTTGGCGGCAGGTGGACCGGTGCATGCTAAATATAGACGTATGATCACCGTGTATGTGGACATCACAGCTCCATTATATTGGTGGAAGGAATTTGATACATATAAGGTGGGTACGGTTGCGAATTCATGCTCAACAATGCACAAGATTCATGATAAGGAGTTTGAAGAATCAGATTTCTCGTGTGAATATTTATTTGATGGCTCCGGAACCGACGATGATCCATATTATTACAACCATTTTCTTGACACCATCTATTGTTTAAACGCTGCTAGAAAAAAATATCTTGAAACTAAGAACAAACCAATGAAAGACGAATCTAAGCGTGCAAAATTAATGAAAAAATACTGGTGGCAGATGATTCAGCTCTTACCTAGCAGCTATAACCAGAAGAGAACTATCATGCTGAATTATGAAGTCCTGGCTGGTATATATCCGATGAGAAAGAATCATAAGCTGGATGAGTGGCATGTATTCTGTGACTGGATCAAGGAGTTGCCATATTCGGAGATTATTACCGGACCGAGAGATGGGAAGGCTTTCTTTGATGGATCGGTTAATGCTGTTGAGAATACAAATAAAAAACAGAACATAGACGCATTCAAATTCAAAGATGCCGAAGATGGTAAGAGCACTACCGTTGTAGACAAGATATTCGGTAAGGAGGAACCAGAGCCTAAAAAAGAAAAGAAGAAGTCACGCGATAGAGGTTTCGAAGAGGAAGAGTATTATACCGGACCGATTAGTGGTGATTTTGACGAGGAAGAATATTCCAGATAAGGAGGAGTAAATGGGTGTTTTTATATTTTGCGTAGTTGCATCTTTATTAATACTCAACTATAGAATTAATAAATTGGAGCAGGAAACAAAGGATTTAAAAATACTTCAGAAGATCAATAGTAGAAATCTGGAGTATTTATGTTATCTGGCTCCAGAACCGAAAGAAGGACAGCTTACATATGATGAATATATGAATAAGTGTTATAAGTTGGAGCAGGAAATCAAGGATTTAAAAATACTTCAGAAGATCAATAGCAGAAACATAGAGTATTTATGTTATCTGGCTCCAGAACCGAAAGAAGGACAGCTTACATATGATGAATATATGAAGAAGCAAGGATATATGAAAGGAGAGGAAGATGGGCGGTCTAATAATTAAATTAAAAAGAAACCCTAATGGGGATACCAGAACCGCGCCAAAGGATGTTACTTTTGAGCAGTTCCAAGAAGCTAATGATATGCATATTCGTGATGTTTCTCGTGTGATGCATCGTTTAAGTAACTTATTATTTGAAGCTGGGGATGGACACGACTGGACTAAGAAATTCTATGAAGAGAATTTTTATGATGATTTCATGGATACCATAGTAAACGGATCAAACTTCATAGAAAGTGGGTGGTATAAAAGACATATCAATTATGAGCGCCACCATTTACTTTCTAGATGTCCCGATAATGTAGATCTGTTAGATGTAATCGAAATGATCGTTGATTGTGTTTGTGCTGGTAAAACTAGGTCTGGTGGTGTATATCCTATAGACATTCCGGACGATGTTTTAAAACGCGCTGTAGCGAATACGGTGAAGTTGGTTGATGATATTACGGAGGTTGAAGATGAGCATTGGATATGATAGATATCTCCATAATCATAAGGAGAATGTAAGAAAAGGATTTGAGTATATTCGTGATAATTTACCAGAGTTATTGAAAGACGGGGTAGATTACGAATGGCAGATATGTTTTAACCATGATAGGTCTAAGGATGATCCTGAAGAGTATAACGCATACGATAAATACTTCTATGGTAATAATCGTTCATATAAAGTGGTTCAGGATTTCAGATTTGCTTGGCTTAGACATATTCACCATAATCCTCATCATTGGCAGCATTGGATATTAGTTAATGATAATCCGGACGAAGGAGAAATCATTATGGAGATGCCACATGTATATATTATGGAAATGATTTGCGATTGGTGGGCGTTCAGTTGGGCTAAAGGTGATCTTACCGAGATATTCAATTTCTATGAAAAGAACGGTAAATACATGAAACTCGCCGATAAAACGAGATATGAAGTTGAGCTTATTCTTAACGCTATTCGTGAATCTATAGGAGGAGAAAATGAGAAAGACTGATACGATTCTGGTGTCCTTTGATAGAGACGAGAAGGATATTGACAATGCGGTTTTGATCGTTGGTAAGCAAGATCGTATAAAAGGAGTGGATATCATTAACGCTTTCGCTGGAAAGGAAGCTGAGATGATATATCTGAATCTTATTACTCAGAGAAAGAAGGAGGAAGAGTGATGAGTTATTCATGGACGACTGCTGGTGAGAAAGAAAGAGAAGGCGGTATCCCTGTTGCAGAAATCGAGAGATTAAGAGATGAGATTAAGATTGGTGAGACTCTTAAATTCTGGTCAGATAGATATTACGAAGTTGGTCTATCTGGTGAGATAGGAGATTCGAGAATAGTCGAAGGGAAAGTTATTGCTAAGTATCCTCATGTATTTGTATTAGAGGACGGACATACATATACGTGGGTGGATTACATATTAGGTAGACAGAAGTTATAAAATAACACATTTGAAAGGAGTTAAAAATGAACGTAAAGAAAGAAATGCAGAAAGTTAATGTACAGAGTGTAATAGAAGCCCCTAAACATGAATTTGTAAAGTTTAGCTATTCGAGTAAGGACGCGTTTGATAGAAGGGAAGCTATAAAGGCGGCTGTTGAAATGGTAGAAAACGCAGTAGCTGCTACCGGTGGAGATATGCCGAAAGCTTTACTCGAAGCTTATGAATCCTGGAACCAGGTTGGTAAGACAATACAAGACATGGAGTTAGGGGTTATTAAAGTAGGAAGGTAAAAATGAACATAATTAAAGAAATCGGAACACCAGCAATGTTAGAACAGTTAGCAGAGGAAAGCGTAGAGTTAGCGCACGCTTGTCTTAAATTATCTAGAAAGATCAGAGATGAGAATCCTACGCCGAGAGAGTATGATGATATTCGTGATTCGGTGATTGAAGAGATCTCTGACGTATATCTTTGTATCGATTTCATAATAGATAAATTACATATTAATCCGTGGACACTCGTAGAGATGGAAGCGAAGAAGAAACAGCGTTGGATCGAACGTATGAAAGTTAAGAGGGATGAAAATGAAAAGAGCGGAAATCAGAAGAAACCAGAAGAAAGATAAGAAGAACAAAGAGGCTGTATTCAACTTTACACAGGAACAGATGGATAATGCCATTATGAAAGCATTGACTCCAAAACTTGAAGCGATTCAGAAAAAAGCGGAAGAAAATGCTTTAGAGACTGCTATGGCTCTTACTCTTACGATTCCTTTGAAGATTCTCATGGATCATTATTGGACAGAGTTGAATGATGAGAGACTTGGAGACTTCGCTGATTATTTGATCGAATATTATGAAAAGTGGATGAATGACGAACTTGATATGGATCAGATGAAGAAGGATCTGTGGAAGTATGGCGGTGTGAAGATTGTGGATGGTGATGAGGAGGATTCAGAATGAGAGGATATAAAGAACTGATATTTTGGATCATGTATCTTATAGGGGCAATCCTCCTTGTTACACAGACAATGTTATTACTGGTTGTATTAGGAAGATAGTTATATTTGAAAGGAGAATAAAAATGAAGAAGTTATATATTAGTTGTCCGGTTGCGGAACGTAATTACGATGATGTTGTGAAGAGTTTTACTAAGATGCATAAGATCGCTGAGGCAGTATTTGATGAGGAATTAAAAGTTATAAATACTGCTAGTGAGCTTAAGGTGGATGGAAAGATAGGAAAAGACGATTTTGCTAATCGTATCAAGACTCTTACCGAAGCGGATTATTTCATAGGAATACGTAATTGTTGGAGTCATGAATGGCGTCATTGTAATCTGGAATTCGACATAGCTAGTTATTTGGATATTCCGCTTTTCACAGTAAATTTGGAAGATGTTGCTATGGATTGTGTGGTTATCGCACATGAAAAATCAGCAGTCGAGGCGGTTATATAGTAAAAAATTCAGTCCATTTTCTGCCCACTTTTGTGGCCAAATATTTGTCCATGCCCACTTTTATATTTGACCAAAATCGGGTGAAATCGTGAAAATCACCTCGTGGCCAAAAAAAAAGTGGGTTTTGGTCACTTTTTTTAGAAAAGTGGGCAGGCTATAAACGTTGAAATTTCAACGTTTTCGGGGGTTGTGGTCAAATACCCGGGCAAAATCCTTATTTTATTTTCAAATGATAAAAATTGTTAAATAATACAATAATACAGTTTATAAAAAGAATTGGAAAGTAAAGTGGGTTTTTGACCAAAGCATATTTTCGTATAAATTAGCGAGGAATTAACGATGAATAGAATGATAGTAAATTTTGAAAAGTTTTTTACTTGTTTCAAAGGTGAAGTTAACGAATATCAGCAAATAGATGATACCGGATTGTTAGTCAAACTTAATAATGGTGAATCTATATTATACGACGATGTTGATAATACTTTCAGATGTCTTCCACGAGATAGTATACATATGAGTAAACAAGAATGTCTTGATGAATTTGGAATAAGACTACGTAGAATAATGAAACGTAAAGGACTTACTCAAAGAGAAGTATGTAAAGCGATGAATATGGATGAAGGTAATTTTAGTAGATACGCGAATGGGGAACGTGCTCCGAGTTTCTATATTGCTGATAAAATTGCCAAGACGGTTGGTTGTTCTTTGGATGACCTAAGATACATAGAATAAAAAGATGAGGGCTCTTATACAAGGGCTCTTATTTTTATCCACAAACACTTCTATTTTTGCAAAATTTAGAATTCGCGAAAAAAACAAGGACTTTTATGAGAGGAAAAGTATAACGCGGCCAATTTTGAATGGCATCCTCTCTTGCTTTTTTGGAACGTACTCGGGTGTGCTTCGGCCCCCGGGTCTTATTTTTGAAAGGAGATCCGCTTATGCTTGAGAACAAATTTAAAACTGATTTAATTGGGGAACTTGAACGAACGTTTCCTGGTTGTATCGTTATTCACCTTGATCCAAATGAGATTCAAGGTATTCCAGATCTGTTGATTTTATATGGCGATAAATGGGCTGCGCTAGAAGGTAAGCGATCTGCCAATGCGCCAGCAAGACCAAATCAACCATATTACGTTAATCTCTTAAATCGTATGTCGTTCGCAGAATTTATTTACCCAGAAAACAAACATTGGGTTATTCAAAAACTTCGAACACATTTTTCGAATTAGGAGGAGTGGCAGATGGAATTTAATTTACATAAAAATTTAAAAGGTTTGCATGCGCCATTTAGCGCTAGTAAATCGAGTTGGCTTAGATATGATGACGATAAAGCAGCTGAAACATTCATGAATATGAAAGCCGCTGCTTATGGTACACGTCTTCATGCATGGGCGGCTGAAACTATAGAACTAGGAAGAAAACAACCAAGGACAAAAGAAACTCTTTGCGCATATATCAATGACGCAATAGGTTACAAGATGAGTACCGAGGTTGTTTTGTTTTATTCTGAAAGATTTTTTGGAACGGCGGATACTATTTGTTTTAGAAATAATACTCTTAGAATCCATGATTTAAAAACTGGAAAACGAGAAGCTAAGATGGAACAGCTGTTAATATATGCTGCTTTATTTTGTTTGGAATATAGAATTCATCCTGGTGATATAAAAATCGAACTAAGAATCTATCAGAATGATGGGGTTGTATATTTAGAAGCTGAAGCCGAAGATATCGCTCCTATTATGGATAAGATAATCCATCTTGATAAGTTATTACAAAAGTTAGATGAGGAGGTTTAACCATGAATCCTATTGTGGAAGATATTCTAATGCATTATGGGATACCTAGACGATCTGGAAGATATCCTTGGGGTTCTGGAGAAGACCCTTATCAACATAATAACGATTTTCTAAGTAGAGTAGATAATCTTAGAAAACAAAATTTTACATATACCGATGATAAAGGAAAGACCTGGACTGGTGATACAGCAATTGCTAAATCTATGGGACTTAGCACAACTGAATTCAGAACAGAACTTAGTTTTGCTAATACTGAAAGAAGAATGTTGGATGTAGCTAGAATTAAATCTTTAAAAGAAGATGGTAAAGGTTGGACTGAAATTGGTAGAGAAATGGGGATAAGTGAATCTACTGTCCGATCATTATATAACGATAAATCTGAAGCTCGTATGCGAGAAGCTATAAATACTGCCGATTTCTTAAGAGCGAGAAGTAAAGAAGTTATGGCTGATGGTGGAATGCTTGACGTTGGTACGGGTGTTGAAAGAGAACTTAATGTTTCTAAGGAGAAACTTAATACTGCTCTATATATTCTTAAAAAAGAAGGTTATGGGGTTTATAGTGGTCGTTTCCCACAAGTAACGAATCCTGGACAATTTACTACACAGAAAGTATTATGTCCTCCACATATTAAACCCAAAGAAGGTGCTAAGGTTCCTAAAGAAATATACGATCTTGATAAGATACATACAGTAAAAGAATATATTTCTCGTGACAATGGACAAACTTATGAGAAGAAATTTACATATCCCGAGAGCATGGATTCAAGTCGTCTTAAGATTCGATATAAAGAAGAAGGCGGTCTTGAGAAAGACGGAATCGTTGAATTAAGAAGAGGCGTTGAAGACCTATCTTTAGGTGAGTCTCGATATTCTCAGGTTCGTATTCTCGTTGATGGAACGCACTATATTAAAGGTATGGCTATATATTCTGATGATATGCCTCCTGGTGTCGATGTAGTATTTAATACTAATAAAAAACAAGGCACTCCGATGACGAGCGTTCTTAAGGAAATAAAAAATGATCCAGATAATCCATTTGGTTCGGCCATCAAGGATGCTGATAAAGGTGGACAATATTGGTATAACGATTCAAAGACTGGAGAAAAGAAACTTGGTCTTATCAACAAGAGAGCTGATGAAGGCGACTGGAGTGAATGGAAAGATGCCTTACCATCTCAATTCTTAAGTAAACAATTACCCGTTATGGCTACTAAACAATTAAAATTAGCTAGACTTGATAAAGAAGCAGAATATGCGGATATTTGTGCTCTTAACAATCCGACTATCAAAAAACATTTTTTACAAAAATTCGCTGATAGTTGTGATGCATCTGCTGTAAATCTACAAGCCGCTGCTTTACCAGGACAGAAATATCATGTAATTATACCTGTTAATTCGTTGAAGGATACTGAAATATATGCTCCTAACTATGAGAATGGAACTAAGTTAGCACTTATTCGATATCCTCATGGTGGTACGTTTGAGATACCAATCGTAACGGTTAATAATAAACATGTTGCTGCAAAGAAGTTATTAGGTACCGATATTACAGATGCTGTTGGTATTAACAGTAAAGTTGCTGAACGTTTATCAGGCGCTGATTTTGATGGTGATACTGTTATGTGTATTCCAACGGATGATGCGTTTGGTAGAGTAAAAATACAGTCCAAACCAGCGTTAAAAGATCTTGAAGGTTTCGATGCTAAAACAGAATATGGTCCAGAATCATATGCTGGTAGAAATGTTAGATTAATGCCTAAATCTGCAATTCAGAATCAAATGGGTACTATTTCTAACTTGATTACAGATATGACCTTACTTGGAGCTAATGAAGATGAATTAGCAAGAGCTGTTAAACATAGTATGGTTGTTATCGATGCTTATAAACATAAATTGGATTATAAGCAAAGTGAGTTAGATAATAATATATCGGCATTACATAAAACATATCAAGGTAAAGCTACGGGTGGCGCAGCTACTATAGTATCTAAGAGTAAAGGGCAGAAGACTGTAGAAAGAAGACAGGGACAGCCTAAAATAAATATTAAAGGCAAGGAATGGTATGATCCATCTAGACCGGAAGGAGCTCTTATTTATAAGACTGCCGATGATCTTTATTATCCAGAAAAGAAATATGATAAGTCGTCTGGCATTATGACCATTCGCACCGCTGATGGTAAGAAGGTTACATACAATGTAAAAAATAAAACAGATGCTGATTATTATAATCCTATAAAGAAGGTTAATGATGATGGTTCTGTTATTTTTACAAATAAAGATGGAAGTATCATATATCGTAATAAAGCACGTACTCAAAAGAGTACAAAAATGGCCGAGACTGATGATGCATATTCTCTGGTATCGGAAGTAAGACACCCTATGGAATTAATATATGCCGATCATGCTAATAATATGAAGGCCATGGCAAATAAGGCTCGTGTTGAAATGGTTAATACCGGAAAGATAGCCTATGATAAGAACGCCGCCAAGGTTTATGAAGCTGAAGTACATTCTTTAAATGAGAAGTTAAAGACTGCTCTGCTTAATAAAACAAGAGAAAGAGCTGCTGGTCGTATGGCTGCTGCTGAAATTAACCGTAAAAAGATAGCTGATCCTGACATGGATTCTAGCGATGTTAAGAAAGCTAGTCAGCGAGCATTAACAAAGTATAGAGATGAAGTTGGTTCTGTTCGTAGAAGTGATAGAGCTATACAGATTACTGATAGAGAATGGGAAGCTATACAAGCTGGTGCTATTAGTGAGAAGAAACTTAAAGACATCCTTGATAATACAGATGTTGATGCGCTTAGAGAAAGAGCAATGCCTCGTACTACTTCAACTCTTAATAGTGCTCAGATTAGTAGAATCAAAGCTATGCAGGCTTCTAACTATACATTAGAAGAGATTGCAAGAAAGTTTGGTAAATCTCCATCAACCATATCAAAGTACTTAAAGTAAAGAAAGGAGTGAATTAACAATGGAAAGAGATTACATGCTAACTACAATAGACAATCCTTATGATCCATTTGAACAATTCAACCTTTGGTTTATGTTTGATGTGGAAAAAGGTTATAACACTTGTGGAAAGATTGCCAGGATCGCTGTAATTTCTGATGATATGTCTGAAAAAGAGAAAGAAATAGAAACTAAAAGAGCAATTGATACTATTATCAAAGAAGATTTCTTAGACATATACATGAGAGCTTATGAAAAACAAGTAGGAGACTAAAAAAGATAGTGGGGGGGTCGCCAAAAACGCACCCCCTACCAGCAT